TTTACTATAGTTTGTTGTAAATCCCATATCAATGTTGATACGTGTTTAGTGTCTACCTCATGTTGTATGAGGGCGTGTTGTGCTATTGCGTCCATATGTTCTCTGTTTTTTATTATTTAATGTATAATTCTAAAGTTAAGTTCGTTTACAAGTTCAATTGCTTGTTCTCGAGTTAATTGTATGGTGGCACTTTGTATTCCATCACCTCTATCTCTATCGGGAGTAATGTTAAGCTGCACCATATGTCCGTTCTCTCCTCCACTAAATCGAGTTAAGTGTAGGTCTGTTGTTATGTATCCGAACTCTGTTTCTTTGCGACCTTTAATTGTTTTAAGATTTGTGCTCATGATTTTATTTATTTAAATGTTATACCTAATCTTTTAGCTTTTCTCTCGCTATTGTATTGTGCCCACGCTCTCTCCTTTGCAAGTTCCCAGGCTTTGTCGTCTTTTAGGAATGGTCTGTCTGCTATTAGTTCTCGTTTGATTTGCTCAGCAAGTGGTCTGATTATTCGTTTGATTTGCTCAGCAAGTGGTCTGATTATTTCGGTCCATCTAAAGTTTCTGAGTTCTCTTCTGTGTTGTTGTCGTTCCATCTCTTGTTGGATTATTTCTTGAGTGTGTTTCTTAGCCATACGAGCTTGCCACATTCTTTTAAACTTCTCTGTAATAATTGTTTCTTGTGTTTCCATTTTATATATGTATTGGTTAGTGGATAGGTAGGTTCCGATGTGTTCGACTTACATACATGTGAGTATGTATCTATCCATTGTAATTTGTTGACTCTCCGTTCTCTTGGTGTCGGCAGTTTACTCTCTGCCCAGGACTCCTGGTTTCCGTCATATGTATCTGTTTGTCGATTGTATGCGTTTTGAATGTGTTTGAAGTTTTTTGTCTCTCCCTCAGTTCAACTGTCTTGAGACCACACCCGTTACTTTCACTGCCCCCTACTCGATCGGTCGCACTCTCTCCTATGAGTGTGAACAGACCTTTTGGCTTGAACTCAGCATGTAACCCTAACCCTATAAAGATTGTAGCTCACCTTTCATTGGTTGTTATACAATAACATACAGTTATTATACACGTTCCCAATGCACTGGATTTTGTGTTTTATATAGGTTTCAAGAAATAAAGAACGTCATTACAATAACTTCAAAACATTACCATCTTGGGCTTATGTTTATAAATTGCTTACCTCGTTGGGCTTAGCTAATTGTACGAAATTAAAGAACGGATATTTTTGAAGGAAATAACAAACCTTATTTGGTGGGTGTGTTGCATTCGATTAACAACATACAAAGGTTTAAACCTTTACACCCATATATTAAATTATTTAGTGGTATTTATAAAATCTAAACCAATAGTCAAAGCACGTTTATTTAATTCTGCTTTTTTGTCTGCTGTAATTAGCCTATCAAGTTTTGATAATTCACGTTCCTTTTTAACTTTCTTAAATTCTTCATTGTTAGGGTTGGAAAATTTCGCCTTTCTTTTAAGTAATTCAAGCATAAAATTTGCACTAAAATAACCTTTCTTTTCACCATATTCAATGGCTTTTTTATCGTCTGATAATTTGCAAGAGGTAACCTCATAACGATAAGCAAATGACAACAATTTAAAATTAAGTGCTGTACTTGTAACATTACTTTTAAAAGATGCATTTATTTCGGTGACATATTTATCTGTCAAATTTTGTGCTATCTCAGAATTAAAAAACTTGTAAATTGCTTTTGGCGTTAAGGTTTCCTCTTTCCATAGATTAACTCAATTCTTTTTACTTTCAGTTAGTGCACTTACTTTTTTAGGTGTAAACTTAACTCCTTTTTTTGTCGTTGCTTTTTTAGTGTTAGCATTCACTTTTTTAGTTGTATTCATTTGATATATTTTTAATTGATTAATACACTACAATAATATGAACTAATATTTAATTAAACTAATATTAAACTAATTTTTTTTAGAATTATACTAAATTTGAAACATTATTTGGTAAACACAGGATCCATCAGAATATAATTGTGCTAAATGCCTGGACTACAGAATATTATTTTAAACATTTGAGTTAACACAATATTTTATTTGGAATACTTATGCAGCTTTAACCTTTACCCCCTTATTAAGTGTAAAGTGTAGAGAATTATTAAAACAATATTGTAAAACATAAGTTAAGGGTAATAGATACCGCAATGAAAAAAGCTAAAAAAATTCAAACCTTTTTAAAAAAAACAGCACCCCCCCAAACGAAAAAAAAACAATTTAAAAATCAACAACAACACAAAAAAACAACAATGAACCCAGTACTTCTATATATGCCATATTAATTATTACCTTTGTGTATGGAGATATACTTAGAGAGTTTACTTAGATCGGGCATAGTAGTAGGAATAGAGTACTTCCCAGAAACTGATAAAGTAAATTACCATGAACTATGTATCTCACTTCTTCTTGTCCGCCTCGTGTTTATATGGAAATAATTTAGTATATTTGCTCTATGGATTATAACTACAAAATAAAAAACGGAAGGCTTATAAATACTGCGCCTGAATTAGAGAATGGAATCTCTAGAGCTGCTAAACTTAGAAAGCAGATGAAAAGAGCAGAAAAAGTTAGAATGATTGCTGAAGGTAACGAGCTAGCAAACGCTAACATTAATTTATTTAAGAAGCTATAAAATATTTCTTTCTCCATATATAGTTCTCGTTCTCTGAAAGAAGGAAAGGGTACTAGTTGTTAAAAGCTAGTGCTCTTTTTTTTTACACACATTAAAACATTTATTATGAATATCGAAAAACAAATAGAAGACTTAAAGAAACAACTAACAGGTGATATGATGAAGGACCTGGATATACGTGATCAGATACATAACTTAGAAATGAAACTAAAAGGAGTAAAGCCTGAAGACTCCCATTTTGACTGTATTGGGTGTGGTTCATAGTAACACTTTGTCATAACACTTAGTGTTGGTTTTCAACACGAATTGACACTTTTTTAAGTCTGACCACTTTCTGACCACTTTTTTACAGTACGAATTAGCCGACATTAAACGTTTTAAAACGGATATAATTATACTAGAATTCGAAAAAATGTTGATTCATAACACGAACGTGTTGCTATAAATTTAAACTAACACTTTAATTAAAGTTACTTAACTTACTGATAATCAATATATTAATATAGTAGTAGTGTTAGAATGTTGGTTTTCTCACACACAAGAGAAAAATAAAAAAGAAAAAGAGAAGTAAGTAAATAAAAAAAAGAAAGTATAGAGCGAAAAAGTAACATTCCAACACTTTGGGTGTTTTGAGATACTTTTCTATCTTTGTGACATAACTACTTAAATTCAATGTAATGATTATAAAAGACATCAGCTTTGGTGAAGAAGCTAAAGAGCGCTTGCTTAGTGGCGTTGATAAAATAGCTAACGCAGTAAAGAGCACGTTAGGGGCTCAAGGTCAAACAGTCCTAATAGAATCAGAAAGTCATACAGGTGGGGTAACAATAACAAAGGATGGGGTAACTGTTGCTAAGAGCATCCATGTATTAGATCCTGCTGAGGACTTAGCTATACGTGTAATACGTGAGGCTTCAGTTAAGACAGCTACAGAAGCTGGTGATGGAACTACTACAGCTATTGTTTTAGCTCAAGCAATAATTCACGCAGCTCTAAAGCGAGTTAAGCCACATATGAATAACACTACGATAATTCGCCACATGCAATCCTTAGGCGAACAGATTTGTAAAGAACTCGATAAGAAAAGTAAAAAGGTTACGTCTAAAAGATTAATTGATGTTGCTACTATATCCTCAAACAATGACAAGGAGTTAGGTAAGATTATATCATCCACATATGAACAAGTAGGTAAATCGGGAGTTGTGTTAGTAGAGAATGCTGACGGTAGTGAAACAACAAGCGACCTAACTGAAGGAATGAGAATAGAGAGAGGGTTTACTTCTAGATACTTCATCAACAATCCTAAACTAGAAGAGTGTGTCTTAACTAATCCAAAGATATTATGTCTTAACACTATGATAGAGTCTATCGGAACTATTGAGCATGTGTTAGCCGATATCATGAAACAAAATCAATCATTGCTTATTATTGGTGAACTTGATCCGAAAGTCTTAAATACATTGAATTTAAATAAAATGAGAAACGGATTAAAGGTTTGTGCGATTAAGCCACCGAACTTCGGGTGGAGAAAAGACGACCTTATGGCTGATATAGCATTAGCAACAGGAGCTACTTGTTTTACTGAAGAAGCTGGAGATGCTTATCAGATGGTTAGATATGAAGATTTAGGTAGAGCAGATAAAGTTGTAGTAAACCATGACAATACCATCATAGTTCTTAATGAAGAAGATAAACCATACATAACGGAACACGTGGAAGGTATATGGGAAAGCATGGACTCATCTAAGCATAAGGATTTTTTAAAAGAACGAATAGCAACAATCTCCGGTAAAATTGGCGTAATCTATGTGGGAGCTAACTCAGAAATAGAACAAAAAGAAAAAAGAGACAGAGTGGACGATGCGGTCTGTGCAACAAGAGCGGCTCTTGAAGAAGGGATTCTACCCGGAGGAGGCGTGGCTTTAAAAGAAATTTCGGACGACCTCGCTCAGCGAGGTGATGGTGAGTCGCAAAGAGTTGCGACAATGATTTTAACCGAGGCGCTAAAAACACCATTCCAACAAATACTCCTCAACGCAGGACTAGATCCTAAGCAAATAGACAATTGTTTAGACCCTGGAGTAGGTTACGATGTAAAGAATGATCAATATGGCAACATGTTTAAAATGGGAATCATAGACCCTACTAAAGTAACTAAGTCAGCTGTATTAAATGCCATATCAGTAGCTAGTACATTCCTAAGTACAAATGCCATTATAACTAACGTACGAGAAAAATGAGACCAGTAATTTATGTTTTATCGATAATATGTGTTACCTTACTACTATTCAACTTCTACTTAATAGAGAAACTTGACAAGTCATTAGAAAGGGAAAGTGAATGGAAGTTTAAATATGAAACAAGCCAACGCATATACGACCTAACAAGAGATGAGGTTCTAAGATTAGAAGATGAAAATCAATTATTAGGATCTTTATTAGGTCAATATGAAGTTGACCCCACAATAGAATAAAAATGAAAGCAGTAGGTAAATTTATAATTACAAAAGAAGAAAGAGAGTCTTACAAAAGTAAGGGAGGTCTTTTATTAACCGGTGAGGATAGAATCGGTATGAACTTTAGAAAGGGAGAGATTGTTAGTGTAGGGGATTTGATAACAAAGCTAAAACCAGGGCAAACCATTTACTACAACAAGTCTATGTCTCATGAAGCTAGGATAGAAGGAGATGTTTTTACAGTCCTGCAAGAAAGAGATGTCGCTGTTGTTATATGAGTTTTTGTATCTTTGTTACAAAAAGATAATGTCTAAACTGAGTAGAACCGCCAGATATTACAGAAAAAGTAAAAAAGGGCGAGCCAAACATAACGAGTATCAAAAGAAATACAACAAAAAGAAATCGCAAGTAAAGCGAAGAGTATTTGATAATAAAAAGAATCGAGAGTTTGGAACTTACGGTAACTACGATGGTAAGGATGTTTCTCACAAAGGAAAACGAATTGTATTAGAATCCGAACACAAAAACAGAGGAAGTAAATCAGCAACAAAAGGAGATAGACGAGCTCGAGGTAAAAAAGGTAAAGGAAGAAAAAACAAGGGCAATACTGGTGGGAAATAAATTATTATCTTTGTAAAAAGATTAAAAACCATGGCAATTCCAGTAGGCACAAAATTCGCAGGTATACCACCGAGTAACCCTAATGTAAATAAAAAATCAAAGCAACTAAACATTGATGCTCCAATTTACGATATATCTGAGTTTGGCGGTGGAGCTGCTCAAGATGTACAAACTTTAATTCTTCAAGGAACTTCAAGTGCTACCACATCTCAAGCAATATATGGAATTAACGTAATAGATGTAGCTACACAAAGCGACTTAGCTACGAAATTACCAGACCCTGTAACAGGAAAACAAACATCTTTTGTAAATAACTCTACCATGCCTATACTAGTTTTTCCTTCCGTAGTAGGAGGTAGTATCAATGGTGTTGTAAATGGATTTGCAAGTATTCCAAATGACGGTAAAGTATATACTTTTTATTGTTACGAAAACCCACTACCAGGTGCTTGGACATGGAGCCCTCCAGCTACTACTCAATACGATAGTGGTGAAATAACATTTGATAGTGTAGTTTCTGGAGTAGGGTCTTACAATGTGAGTATAAGTAACAACTACAATAAAGACTGGAACACATCTGGACAACCTGGTACAGGATATGTATTTGATTGTCAAAACGCAGAGCTAATACCAAGTAACCCAGCTATCCCTCCATATACAGCTGGCGACACTGGAGGGGTGTCAGGAGTACCTTTATCAGCTACGGTTATGAACGCAACTAGGTTAAAAATTTACACCAACGCCTACATACCTAACGGAATATACGCAGGATTAGCAGTTGTTAATGGGTTTTCAGTTTATGATAGTGATCAGCCAGGGGGTAACTTTATCACTAACGGAGTGGCTAGTGCAGGCACAGGCCCAAACACACAAAGCATAGCAACCCCATGGTTGACAGTACCAGGTGCTACATTACCAAATAACTCAGTATCTACCAATATCGGAGACCCAGGGACTCAATATATTATATTAGATATAGCAAACGAGTTAACTCAGATACCTCACTTTATAAACTTTGGACCAGCTCAATATATAGGACCCAATACTAATCCAGGTGAATTTCTTTGGTACATGGGAGTTTGGCAGTTTTTTATAAAACCAGGTCCAGCATTAACAGGGTTTAAATACCGTTTTATAATGGAATACTCTTAATACTTAAAATTAAAAAAATGACAATACCAGCAGGAACTAAATTTGCGGCTATACCGCCTAGTAACCCAAACATCAACAAGAAATCGGGATATTTAAATGAGATTGCCCCTATATACGACATCTCGGAATTCGGAGGAGGAAGTTCTGAATTACCCGTAGTAAATAAAGACGCTCAAGGAGTAGATGAAAACACAACTACTATTTTAGAATATAGCTCAATTAATGTTATTCAAACATCAGATGTAAATAATTTTTGTTGTAAACTACCTGTTGGTGTTACAGGAAAAAGCCTTATTATAATAAATAGAACAGCTACAGACATTAATGTGTTTCCACCAGATAACGCTAGCACTATCAACACTAGCCCAGGGTTACCAGCTGTTATACCACCAGACAACAAACCTTACACTTTTTATTGTATAGATAATCCAGTTCCTTCTATTTGGTCAATATCTACACCAGCTACTAATTCTTTTAGTTTTGATTTTGAAGTGTCGCACACTCAAGGGTCAGCTACTAATGGATGGGTTGGAAGCGGAGGCTTTCAATCTGGATTTACACCTGGATCAAATTATACTTTTCCTGTTTACCCTTATCAATCGGGAAGTATTTATTGGTCGCAAGGTGCTCAAGCATCAGACTTTTTAGTAGGACCAACACCCTTAACACTAACTAAATTTACTTTGTTTAGTAATATTCAAAACGAAATGAGTCTAGGTAGTAATAACTGTACTAACGGAAATTGTAACACTTACGGCCTTCCAAACGATTACCCTGAAAACAATCCTCCTGGAAATGAAATATATCAAACAGGCCCAACATTACAATGGAATAGAGTGCAAAAAACACTAGAAGCAAACGGAACAAGCACCGGAGGCAGCTCTACTACACTCCAAGATTCTAGTGTAGATTTTACTACAATACTTAATGGATCAGCTCCATTTACAAGCACTCAATCAGGCTTTCCTACAGTAGGGGCTGGAATAATACAATACGGCAGTTCAACTTATGGAAATGAGTATTTACAAGCTTTAGGAGTAATAACCAACGTCACACCCAATGAAATAACTTTTAATCAACCCTCCGCAACTCAATCCTTCGGTACTTTTGATTTTTCTCCACAAGCAGGTGTGGCTCCATCTAAGTATAAAATAATTCAAAATAGTTTTGGAGATAGAACAGCCTTTTTACCTAATTACTTTTACCCTGTGCTGTGTTGTACTTTAAATAATACATTCCCAAGGTCATCAGCTACATTAACAGGTCAAATACAAATGGGACTACAAATGAGAATAGCTGGAGATAATGGGGTGCCAGCACCACCGTATAATGGACTACCTGGAGATTCAGGAACTCAATACATAGAATACCTTGCTAATTATAATCCACCGGGTAATCAATACCCTTTATTACCATTAGGAGCTACAGGGCAAATAGGTTCAGCTCCTGCGCCAGGGACAAGTTTAGTCACTGGAGATACATATAACTCTTTTACAATATACATTCCACCATACATGGCAACTAAAGTTTATAAATTTACAGCTGTGTTTGAAGGATTTTAAAAAATAAATTATGCCAACAGAATACCCAAACGGACGAGTGAGTGTAGATATCACACCACAACAAAACCTTTCTAGCGCTTTAGCTGCTTCTCAGCAAGCAACCATAGAAGCTTTAGAAGTTCAAATACAAGCCTGTATAATAGCTGGCGATGAGATTTGCGAAGAAACATGGACTGGAGTAAAAAACGGAATAGAGGATGGTATTGCATCTGAGTTGTTTGTTTATCTAAATAACGAAGGTGGTGAGTTTATATCTAACGTAAGATTACACACTTCTACTGATTTTGTAAGAATAGGTTTGTTATGGCATCAATATAGCCCAGAAACACAAGCGTCAGCAGAACAAGTAATGTCTTTACCTAACTATATTGAACCATGGACGTCAGAATCCCCTAGCTCTTTAGAGGGGTTTGAAGAAGAAGAAACTGCGTTTGTGTGGACTAATTGTGAAGATTTTCAACAAAAAGGTACAGTTCTCAACTCAGGGTTAGCTATTGGTGATGCCATTGATAACCTACAAGGAGAAGGGGGAGAATCAATAGAAGGCATATGGGTATTACAAGGGACACAAGGTAATGCTGAGAACATAAACGCTACAGCTCCTGAAAATCCTAATGTTGTTTTTTGTAATTCAAACTTAGGATAATGGCAAAGAAAAAAGACCCTAGATTAGCTAGAGCCGGTGTGTCCGGGTTTAACAAACCAAAACGAACCCCTAATCACCCTAAGAAATCTCACATTGTGGTAGCAAAAGTGGGTGATAAGATTAAAACAATTAGGTTTGGACAAAAAGGAGCTAAGACCGCAGGTAAACCCAAGAAGGGAGAATCTGCTAGAATGAAAGCTAAAAGAAAAAGCTTTAAAGCAAGGCACGGCAGAAATATAGCTAAAGGCAAAATGTCGGCTGCTTATTGGGCAAACAAAGTAAAGTGGTAATATAAAATAGTAAAAAAATGGCAATACCTCCAGGAACCAAATTCGCAGGCATACCGCCTGAAAATACAGACATAAATAAAAAGTCTAAAAGATTAAATAACAGCGCACCCTTATACGAAGCTACTGATTTTCCAGGGGGATCTTCAGGGGCGGTCATGTATGTTTTAAAGAAAGTAAGCGTTAATACCGAGGGGCCAGAGCCTGTATGCACACCTGAGAATTTAAGAGGCGACAACTCCTGGTTATTTACCACAGCTGATTTTTCTTCATATGTTGGGGAGTTAGTTTCGCTTGAAAATAATGGTGTAGCGCTAGCATATGATCCAAATGGAGAAGGTGAGTGGAGAAACTGTTGGTATGTAGAATTATGGAACCCTCAAGTAATAGGAGTCATAGATTGTGGTATATGTGCGGACGTTGTTCCTCCACCAGGTAACTAAAATTTTACTATATTTGTACATGGCAAAGAAAAAAGTAAAAGGATTTAAAAATGTTGCTAAGTCAATTGCAAGTAAGCAAGGGATAAGCAAGAATGCAGCTTCAGCTATTTTGGCGGCAAGCTCTAGAAAAGCTTCTAAAAAAGCAAAAGCTAAAAACCCTAAACTAAAAAAAGTTAAAGGGAAAGCTAAAAGAAAAAAGAAATAATGCCAACAGTAGGAAAAAAGAAATTTGCATACACAAAAGATGGTATGAAAAAAGCGAAAGCATACGCTAAAAAAACAAAGAAAAAAGTAAAAAAGAAAAAAAAATACTAATTATGAAACAAGGATACAACGCAAGATTAGATGAGTCTTTAGGAAACAAGCATAAAGGTCATCACAAGCAGTCTTTAAAAGACAGAAGAGATGAATCTAAAGCTATGTCTAAGAAGATTTATGGACACGCTTATGGTGGAGATCATTCTATGAAGTATGAGAAGCACTACCCAAAAAGTGTTCATTCTCACTTAGGAAGGATAATCAAGAAGTAATGGCGGCTAAAAAAGCTAAAAGAAAATCAAGGATTAAAAAAATGAAAGGTACAGTTTTCGGACTAAACCCTTTTCAAAACATAACACCTAGGCATATGCGAACCGGCGGACCAAGAAGAACCCCAGGCACACGCATGAGAAACCGAAGGTAAAAACAATCTTATGGAAAAAATTAAACAAATAGTTAATCACCCATTATCTAAAGCTGTAGCAGCTGGGGCAATAGGTGTAGCTTTATTATTAGAAAAACATCCGCTTTATGCAGGTGTAGCGTTTGGTTACGCAATTAGAGAAACATTCTTAGCTTTCAAATAATAGAATTATCTCAAAAATTAATTAGGGTAGGTTTTTATCTACCCTTTTTTTTTGGAAGTGTAGTAGAAAAACTCTACATTTGAAATAATTATCCAGAAAACAATTGAGAAATTTCTTTATAATTGAAGTAATTATACAAAGAACGTCTAAAAATTCTTTTTAATTAACTCGGGGCACTTCTAACGATTTGCCCTTTTTTTATTATTTATATCATCCATAGCTCTTTTATACCTCCACTCCATATATTTTTTAGGAGAACTCACAGGATTTCTTTCTGAAGACGGAAAATCTTCCTCACCTAGTAATAATCTATATACCCTAGCACACATTAGTTTTCCTTTATGAGTAACAGCATAAGTAGCTCTTCTTTTTTTATAATTAGACCCCCATTTTTTAATCCAACCATCTTCGGTTAATTTGGAAAACCTTTTCGGATTCCACGGAACAATAGCTGAATACCACTCAAAATCATCCTTGGTAAACCTCCCTTCGCTATATAAAAACAAAAGCAATTCTAGTTCCTCCTGACTAAGGCTATATTGTTGTTTTATTAAGTATCTAACAACCCTCCAATGTTTTAAAAATTCATATTTCATTTAAGTAGTATTTTATTCTTATCTTTGCAAGTAACGAATTAAACTATTATGACACAAGAAAATACCACGGAAAACAAACAATCTAAAGGATTGGGTGATACAGTAGAGAAGTTTACAACAAAAACCGGTATAAAAAAAGTGGTAGATAAAGTGTCTGAAATAACAAAAAAACCATGTAATTGTGGTAAAAGGAAAGATGCTTTAAATAATATGTTTCCTTATAATAATAAAAAATAAAAAAATGGCATATCAAAAATTACAAGTATCTGGCGCTATAAGAGTTATACCAAGTGATAATGTAAATATTCCTATACCTACATCACCAAATGTAGAGGGAGCTATTCAAGCTAAGGGACCTAATGATGAGATTCAGTTTACAGAAGACATATTAGAAGGAACAGAGTTTAAGCGTGGGGCTATTATTATTAACACCACAGCAGGCATTATAGGCACTATAGAGTCTGTGGTTGCTCCAGGAGTAGCCGCAGTTGATAATGACTTTTACACTGGATCTAATAACAATGATGCAATTATTATCTACGCTAACGAAAATGAAGGATGTATTATATATGTAGGAGACACTTCTGGAGGAGGTGACCTCAATGTAGAGACAGCTTCAGGTCAAGAGGTGATATATAAAAACGTACCACAAGGGAGCTTTTTACCTGTTCAGGTAGTAAGAGTAAATGCGGCACTAACAACCGCTAGCGAATTAATAGCAAACTGGTAATGATTACAAGTATAGGCATAGGAATAACTACAAGTGTGTATGGCCAAACAATCCCAGGAGGAGCGCCGCCACCACCCACTAATTTTATAATAACAGAGTTATCTTTTACACCCAGCTTAGACACTATAGTAACAGAAACAAATGTACCAATAGAAGTACAATAAATAATTAAAAATGGCAACAAAATTTTCAAACTTTAGTTTAGTAGCAAACCCAAGTGCAGGAACTATTATCGTTGGTCTTGACGGTGGGTTAAACTCCCAATTTACAATCGGAACCATTAATCTACAAGATTTAAATGGAGTATTAACCGTTTCAAAAGGTGGAACTGGAGTAGGCTCTCTAGCAGCTGGAAGGATTCTTCTAGGTGACGGTACAAACGCTATCGCCACCCTAGACGCTACGGTAAAAGGAAACATCATTACAGGATACACGCACCCTATAACAGGAATTGATACATCTACCACTATTTTAGTAGGAGCTGATCGCACGGTTTTAACAGCTGACAGCAGTGATCCTACAGGTATAGCGTGGACCAATGTAGTACAAGCTAACCCAGGCGGAACTCCAGGTTTAACACTTAGCACGGTAAAAATTCATGGAGCGGATTATGCAATCGACTCGGGTACAATTGTTGTTGCTAACCCAGGAGGGAACCCTCCAACCGATTTAGATACTATAACTATAGGAGCTACAGATTACAAAATACCAACCTCATCAGGAGGCGTAAGCTCTTTTACCACCATCACAACTGATAACGCTACAGGAGAAGCTGAGTGGGATATAGCATCTGATGGCCCAAACATATTTTTTCAACCCACCAACGGACAACAAAATATTATAACTCTTGCCGGGGGAACAACCCCAGCAGATGGAGCTTCCGGGTATTTAGTCTTAGACCCGTCTCAAAGTGGTCAATTTCAATTACCACCAGACGCTAAGATTAATAACGGTCAAGTCTTTACAGGCGGAACTAATTTAGTTTTATACTCGTGGGTTTATGATGGAACTTACTTTTATTGGCAAAGAGACATTAACTTAATCGACCCAATATACGCTCCATTTAATCCTTTCCCAACTCAAAATTTAATAGGAGTATGGGACCCTGTTACAATTAACCCAGGGTTTTTATTAGCTGGTAATCCATATGACGATGCTATAGTTCCTGACGACCCAGCCAACGCTGGTGATATAGCCATTAATTATGGAGTTCCAAGCACAGGTAGCTGGACAAACTCTATAACTAACTCTGGTGTAATTGACGAATTAATCGCTTCAACCAATCCAGAAAGTACTAGCAGTCTTTATAAACCTTCTTTCGTGGTTAATGGCGTAGGGTCACTAGCACTAGCCACATACAATGCAGCTTCTACTCCTGCGGTAATAGTTCCGAACCCAACAGGAGGTAGTGTAGTAAATACTCAAACTTTCTTTACTCAAGATTTTAATGCGTCAGGCGCCGGAAGCTATGCGCTATCAGCAGCTGAGATTACAATTGAAAATGGTAGTATTGGTTCTGGGAGTGGGGTAACAGCTACAGTAACATCGGACGGAAGTGACTGTACAGCTATTCAAATAACTAACGGAGGTTCAGGTTATTCTAGAGGAGATTTACTAAAGCTAGACATGAATGCATCTACTATTGGAAGCGGTGAAATTTATATTTTACTTGAAACCGATGTAATGAGCAATATTATTCCTTGTGTTCAATTTGGACACCCTACAGAAGCAGAATTTGGAGCAGCAACATACAATGAAGGATATGATTTTCAAAATACATCTCTTGCTACAGCTCAAAATAATATTTTAACAGTTATGATGTGGATTCATGGACCGTATCCGCAAGATGGAAACTACAATGCTCTTTTTGATGTTAGAGACACCGGAGGCTCTTCTTTCAATGAAGCTTTATACTTTGATGGAGTAACAGGATATTTTGATACATTTAGCCCATCTACAACATTTGTGGACTTACCTAAGTTGTTTGACTACAGCGGAAGTGGGGGAGTTAACTTTTACAACCAATGGACTTTCTTCTGTTTTACTTATTTTCCTAATGGAAACTCTGGTTTTATTGCTACATTTTTAGCTAATCAAGACACCGTAAATAACGCCAACACTCCAAACTGGGATTATTCAGGAGGTCTTCATCCAACTGTAGCGGTAGATGTTGATGGATTTTGTACTAGCACAGTAGGAAATTTAACATTAGACGAAGATGACTGGGATGAACTTAGTATTGGAAATACTTTTAGCGATGAAGGCTTTAGAGCTAAGGTAGGTAAAGTGGCAGTATATAATGCTATTGTTCCAGGAGCAAGTATTATACAAGCATTTAACACCTCTAAAGGGTATTACGGAATAACTTAATAAATGAACACTAAAAAAATAATAAGAATGGAAGATCACTCACTCCTCATGGTTATTACATCATTGGTAGGGGCCCTAGGCTTGAAGTCTGTATGGGACATTATAAAGAAGAAAGTAGACATTAAAGCTGCTAAAGAAGAAAGAATTGACAACCTATCAGTAGCTGTTATAGAGGAGTTAAAAGATAAGATTGTTGCGTTAGAATTAAAGATTGACGCTTTGATTACTGAAAATACAGCCCTAAGAGAAAAGCTTGCTAGAATGGAGGAGAGGCTTGTTTTAAACGCTAAGAAAAGCGCAGGAAGAAAAAGAAATAATGGGTAACGTTTCACAACTTATAGAGCTCGTAGAAAAGAACGGTCATGTTGTTTTTAAATCTGACTCTAAACCTTTTAATTTAAACATCGTAGGCGTAAGAAGTAAAAACCCTACTACCAACCTATTTAACGATTATATCGCTACATTTTGGAAGTATGAAGGAAGGTGGAATTATTTAGAGTTTCAAGCTACTACACTACCTGGATTAAAATACTTAGAAACACCAATGAATCCCAAGGGCTGTGCAATCTTAGTACCCAATCAATATAGGGGAGTTTGGAAGCTAGGGTTGCACAATGGGAAATACACCGCCCTAACACAAAGAGGTGGAGAAGTAGAGGTTTATAGAGACGAGGATGAGGATAAAGATTATGACATGATAACAGACTCTATTATGTCTGGGTATTTCGGAATAAATATACACAAAGCTAGCGAAGGAGAAAGAGAAACTGTAGATGGATATTCTGCTGGTTGTCAAGTCTTTCAAAATTCAGATGAGTTTGATATATTTATAGATGTATGCAAAAAAGCAGAAAAGTATTGGGGAAATAGTTTTTCTTACACACTAATTGAAGAATAATGGCTGATAAAAAAACAAGGAAAAAATTTAAAGAAACTAAGGTTGGTAAGTTTTTAAAAGAAAAAGCTCCTCATATTTTAGATATAGTTGGAGACGTTTTGCCTTCCCAAGGAACCCTCGGAATTGTAAAAAACATTATAGACCGAGATGACAAACTAAGTCCTGAAGATAAAGCTCAATTACACAACCACTTAGTTGAAGCTTATAAAACAGAAGTAGAAGATAGAGATTCAGCCAGAAAAAGAGAAATAGAAGTTTCTAAATTAAAAGACTTTGACTTTATGTTTAATATTACTGGAGTTATAGGGCTAGGTGTATTTGTGTTTATGGTTTATGCTATTATATACATAGATGTGCCTGAAGAAAATAAACACGTGTGGATTCATTTAATCGGGATTTCAGAAGGAATAGTAATGTCTATTTTCGGATATTTCTACGGAGCAACAATGAGAGCAAAAAAATAACTATCTTTGTAGTTAAACCAATATAAATAAAATACAATGGAAAAAGTAGCAGAAAAAAAAGAAGTAAAAAAAATTAAAGACGAAGAATTAAAAGAATTACAATCACTTCAGTCTGATTTTACGGTGTTGAAAAGCCAACTAGCTGATGCAGAATTAACTAAGCATCAAGTTTTAACTAACATAGATAAAGTAAAAGAACACTTTATAAAATTAGAAGTAAAACTAATGAAAGAATATGGTGAAGACGCATCTATAGATATTAAGACTGGTGAAATAACACCAAAAAAAGATGGCAAAGATAAGTAACACTATTAGTTATCCCTTAGTAACACCAACGGTAGATGACTATGTAATAGGAACCTCACCAGGATCAAACCCTACTAACCAAACGTCTAACTTCAAGTTAGGTGCTTTAAAAAGTCTATTTGAGCAAGATTTACAAGAAACCTTAGCTATAGGAAACTTAGCCAATTACGCTATTAGGTTGTCTAATTTTGGAGGAGCTAATATATTGAACTTGCAAAGTGGAGGTGTTGTTTCAGAAGAAGGTGATTTACAAGTGGGAACAAATGCTCTATTAAGTAGACTAACCTTATTCTCTACCGATCGAACAATTATTAATGTAGGTGCCGACCTTAGAATAAACGCAGCTACCGACACTACAATGGAGTCAGGTAATACAACTACAATAGTTGCTGGTTCTGGAACCTTCACTGGTAAACTTGTATTAGGCACAGACGCTTCCACTCAACAAGCTACCACTAGAATGGAGTTTGAAAACGGAATAACGAAGTCATTTAACATACTAGATTTAGCTGCTAACGGTGGTGTACTACTAGATGGTGTTGCTGGAGCAGTTGGACAAACTTTAGTTAGCCAAGGGCCAGGATCTCCATTAACATGGGGGTCAGCATTACCAGCCCTAACAGACACTAATGTTTACACAGGAGATGTAAATAACAATCCAGTAGTTACAGATGTAGTCACTATAGATAGCACTAATGGTGATATAAAGATTGGGAATAGCTCTGGAGCATTAGCAGGAACACTAACTCTTAACGGAACGTGGTCACCTCAAGTTTATCACATATACGGAAGCGACAACACTTCCTTAGGTGTAGAGGTATTCTCAGACCCTACTTTAGTGGGCTCAAGAAACGTAGGTGTAGGAACCGCAGCTGGAAATAACCTATCAGACACAGCATCAAATAACACCTTAGTAGGTCACACAGCTGGTAGTTCAATAAATGTAGCTAACGGAAACACTTTAATCGGACAAGGGTCTGATGTAGCTTCACCTATCACCGGAAGAGGAACAGCATTAGGTGGTTCTACTACTGTAGCTAATGAATCTGTAGCTTTAGGTAGTGGCGCTAGCGCTGAAAAAGGCTGTATAGCTATAGGGTATAATGCAGATGCACAAACAGCTCCAGGAGGGGCTAATCCTACAATTAATTTTACCCATGATGTAGTAGACGGCTTAATTGCCAATAATAATGTTTACGCTAACAACGGTGATGCATCAGTAGATTTAAACCCAGGGGATGTTTATTTATTAGACAACTCCACAATTGGTTTACCTGACTTTAATAATGGTGGCCCAGCCATCATGTGTATGGTGTACACTGGATAAACTAAACATAGTTTAGTAACGTATTAAAATTAAATAAAATGCAAATTAGAAAAATATCCATAGGGTATGACTATAAGAATTCTATGAATTATATCGTTGGACAAAAAGCCCTTAATCATTACATTATCCACATAATTAGACAAGAAGACGATGGTAGTATTTCCGTATGGTTAGAGAATGAAAAAAACGAAGTGGTTTTATGGAAGTCCTTTAGTGTTTCTATGCCTGTTAGTATTGAGTACAACATAAACTACTAACATGAAGCCAGTAAATGAGTTTTTGATAACACCTAAAAATGGTGAGAGATATGACAATCATAGTAGGTTTGGTAATCAACAATTAATCGTTAATACTTCTATAGAAAACCACACTTACGTAAATCGAGTCGGTATAATAGAAAAGGTACCCATTGATTATGATGGGCCAATAAATGAAGATGATGAAGTCATACTTCACCATAACGTTTTTAGAATATATTATGACATGAAAGGAAATGAACAATCAGGGCCGTGTCATTTTTTTAACGATTATTATTTAGTTCCCGAGGACCAGGTGTATTTCTATAAAAGCTCAAATTCGGATTGGAAATCTACAGGTGATTACTGCTTTATAAAACCTTTAGATAAGATTCAAGGTGATGTAATGCATTTAGATCAATATGAAGAATTAAGAGGAAAAATAACTCATGATAATCAATATTTGAATAATTTAGGTATATTTAATAACGATGTGGTTTCATTTCATCCCGATGTTGAATATGAATTTAGAGTTGGAGAAGATGTACTGTATAGAGTAAAAAATCAACGAATATGCATGAAGCTGACAAAATAAAAAAACTTAAGAAAGATATTATTACCGCTGGAGAGATAGCTGTAAGGGAATTAATTAAGGTAGCTAAAGAAGATATTATAAAATATGATGCAGAAGATGACTTAGCAGCTGATAGGTTAAAAAACGCAGCGGCCACAAAAAAGCTAGCGATATTTGATGCATTTGAAATATTAAATAGAATCACTACAGAGAAAGCTATATTAGAAGAAAAGCCATTAGAATCTAAAAAATTAACTGGATTTGCTGAAGGAAAAGCAACATAATGACGGATTGGTATTATATAAAGTATTAAAAGATTTTATACCAAAGAGTGTTATATCCACCAAAAACAAAGCTAAAAGCTGGAAGTATGGATATGACCCTAAGTATGATGTAGTAGTTATATCTAAGGACGGTACCTTAGGAGAGGTGTATGAAATAAATGGTCTAAATGTAGGGTTACCATCTCAACCTAAAAAAATAGAAACCCGACATAATAAGTGGTTTAAAGAAGAACTACCTAGTAAGTTGAAAAACTTAAAATCAATTTTTGATTGGGAAAAAACAGAGTCTTATTTTAAAGAAGAGTGGGTTGGATATGTAGAGGAAGAGTTTGATAGAAGGGAGTATGGTTATTGGTTTACTAACAACTCTATCCCAACCTACATTACTGGAACTCACTACATGTATCTTCAATGGACTAAAATAGATATAGGAAGCCCTGAATTTAGAGAAGCTAATAGAATATTTTATATTTTTTGGGAAGCCTGTGTAGCTGATGATAGAAGTTTTGGGATGTGTTATTTAAAAAATAGGCGTTCAGGATTTTCATTTATGAGCTCATGTGAAGCGGTAAACACGGCTACAATTAGTAGAAATTCTAGAGTTGGAATACTATCTAAAACGGGTTCGGATGCTAAGAAAATGTTTACAGATAAAGTAGTTCCTATATCTAGTAATTACCCTTTCTTTTTCAAGCCAATTCAAGACGGAATGGATAAGCCTAAAACAGAGTTAGCTTATAGGGTTCCAGCTAGTAAAATAACTAGAAAGAGTTTAGGAAAAGCTAACGAACTAAAACTAGATGGTTTAGACACAGTTATTGATTGGAAAAACACAGCTGATAATAGTTATGACGGAGAAAAACTAAAAAGGTTGATTCATGACGAAAGTGGAAAGTGGGAAAAACCAGAAAACATACTTAACAACTGGAGAGTAACCAAAACATGCTTAAGACTAGGTAGGAAGATAGTAGGAAAGTGCTTAATGGGCTCAACCTCAAATGCTTTAGATAAAGGAGGGGAAAATTTTAAGAAACTATATAACGACTCCTTAGCGTCAAGTAGAAATGCTAACGGACAAACTAAATCAGGTTTATATTGTTTATTTATTCCAATGGAATGGAATATGGAGGGCTTTATAGATGAGTTTGGTCACCCCGTTCTTTATAACCCAACCACACCCACCTACGGACCAGAGGGTGAACAAATACATCAAGGCGCTATAGATTACTGGGAAAACGAAGTAGAGTCCTTAAAGGGGGACCCAGACGCTTTAAATGAATTTTACAGACAATTCCCCAGGACGGAACAACACGCATTTAGAGATGAAAGCAAGCAAGCTTTATTTAATTTAACTAAAATATATCAACAAATAGATTATAATGATTCAGTAATTAAAGAACATTATTTAACTAGGGGAAAATTTTATTGGAAGAATGGAGTGCAAGACACGCAAGTGGCTTGGTCGCCCGACCCTAAAGGTAGGTTTATAACTTCTTGGATGCCTAGTAAGAACTTACAGAATAGAGTTATAGTAAAAAATAACATAAAATACCCAGGTAATGAACATTTAGGGGCGTTTGGATGCGACTCTTACGATATAAGCGGAACTGTAGGTGGTTCAGGGTCTAACGGAGCTCTACATGGACTTACATGTTTTAATATGGAGGACGCACCTAGTAATGAGTTTTTTTTAGAATATATAGCTCGACCTCAAACAGCAGAAATATTTTTTGAAGAAGTATTAATGGCGTGTGTATTTTATGGTATGCCAATCTTAATTGAAAATAACAAACCTCGATTATTGTATCATTTTAAAAATAGAGGCTATAGGGGGTTTTCTTTAAATAGACCTGATAAACCCAGAAACAAGTTATCGGGGAGCGAAAGAGAATTAGGGGGAGTTCCTAACTCTAGTGAAGATATGAAACAGTCACACGCTGCAGCTATCGAAGCTTATATTGAAAAATACATTGGAATGTCAGAAGATAACACCTACCGACCAAAAGACGATTTCGGTTCCATGTGGTTTAATAGAACTTTAGTAGATTGGGCTAAATTTGATATAAACAAAAGAACTAAATATGATGCCTCAATTAGCTCAGGGTTAGCTATTATGGCCACCCAAAGACACTTATATCAACCAATTAAAAAAGAATCAAAAATAAGCCTTAACTTTGCAAGATACGACAATAAAGGTCGAATTAGCACAATATTGAAATAAATGAAAGATTTTAACGTAACAATTACACCGACTAATTTTCCTAATCAAGAAGCATCTGACAGCACTAAAGCCACCGAAGAGTATGGGAGAATAGTGGGCGAGGCAATACAATATGAATGGTTTAGAAGAGACGGCAATGGTTGTAGGTTTTATAATCAATGGGTGAACTTTCATAGATTAAGGCTATACGCTAGAGGAGAACAACCAATAGGTAAATATAAAAATGAAATAGCTGTAGATGGAGATTTATCTTACCTAAACTTAGATTGGACGCCTGTTCCAATTATTCCAAAGTTTGTAGATATTGTGGTGAATGGAATGGGAGATAGATTATTTGACGTTAAAGCATATGCTCAAGACGCTTTGTCAAATGAAAAGAAAATGGAGTTTCAAAATCTAATACAAGCAGACATGGTTGCTAAAGACGTTTTAGCTACAGCTGCAACCGAATTAGATTTAAACATGTTTAATGTAGAGCCAGACACCTTACCTGAATCTGATGAAGAGTTAGATTTATATATGAACATGCATTACAAACCAGCTTTAGAAATAGCAGAAGAGGAGGGTATTAATACTATTCTAGAGATGAATCATTATAAAAGCAGGTTAAGGAGTAGAGTGAATTATGATTTAACGGTATTGGGGTTAGGCTTTGTAAAACATGAGTTTATGCCAGGGACTGGGGTAGAGGTTAAATATGTAGATCCCGCAACTTTAGTTTATAGCTATACTGAAAGCCCTACTTTTGAGGATTGTTTTTACTTCGGCGAGGTTAAGCAAGTTCCCATTACGGAATTAGTTAAAATTAAACCAGATATATCTCAGGAAGAGATGAAAGAGATAGCTCAACTTTCTACGTTGTGGTATAATTATTATGGAATTATAAGACCTTATCAAGATACTTTATTTAGAGAAGATACAGTAACTCTTTTGTTTTATAATTATAAGACCACCAAAAACATGGTCTACAAAAAGAAAAAATTAGAAAACGGAGGAGAAAGGATTATTCCAAAAACAGACGACTTTAATCCACCAGAAGAAGTTACTGAAAAATTTGAGAAACTATCAAAAAGAGTAGAGGTTTGGTACGAGGGTATTATGGTGATGGGAGCTCCTAAAATGTTAAAGTGGGAATTAGCCAAAAACATGGTTAGACCTAAGTCCGCTTCACAAATGGCCTTAGCTAATTACATAGGGTCAGCGCCAAGAATGTATAAAGGAGTTGTTGAGTCATTAGTTCGTAGAATGATTACGTTCGCAGACTTAATTCAAATAACACACCTAAAATTACAACAAGTTATATCTAAAACAGTACCAGATGGTGTATTCATAGATGCAGACGGGTTGAATGAAGTAGACTTAGGAACAGGTCAAGCATATAATCCAGAAGACGCATTAAAGCTATATTTTCAGACGGGTTCAGTCATAGGTAGAAGTTACACTCAAGATGGCGAATTTAATAACGCTAGAGTTCCAATTTCTGAATTAGGCAATGGAAGTGGGCAAGCTAAAATGCAAGCCTTAATAGGGGCTTACAATCATTACCTAAACATGTTAAGAGATGTAACAGGGCTTAATCAAGCTAGAGACGCCTCCACTCCTGACCAATATAGTTTGGTAGGGTTACAAAAATTAGCAGCTTTAAATTCCAATGTAGCTACTAGACATATTTTAGACGCCACTTTACAGATTTCTCAAAAACTAGCAGAAGCCATTTCGTTAAGAATGGGAGATATTTTAGAATATGCTGATTTTAAAGAAGAATTTGCTAATCAAATAGGAAAATATAATGTTAAGTTAGTAGAGGAAATAAAAGACCTATACCTACATGATTTCGGTATATTTTTAGAAGTAGCCCCTGATGAAGAAGAAAAAGCTCAACTAGAAGAAAATATTAAGATAGCTCTACAAAGAGACCAGATAGGATTAGAGGACGCAATAGACATACGTGAGGTTCGAAACTTAAAAATGGCTAATGAAGTTCTTAAATTAAAAACTAAAAAGAAAGAAGCGGCTAAAGCTCAAGCTGAAAAGGCTAAGCAAGCTATGCAAGCTCAAATTAATCAACAGTCTCAACAGATGGCAGCTCAAGCCGCAATGCAGAAGGTGCAGATGGAGACTCAAGCTAAAATACAAATCGAACAAGCAGAAGCTCAGTTTCAAATAGAAAAGTACAAAGCTGAGGCAGATCTTAAAAAACAATTAATGGCAGAAGAGTTTCAATATCAAATGCAATTAAAAGGAATAGAAACACAAGGTTTAGCTCAAAGAGAAGACAAGAGAGAGCAGGCGAAGTCGGATAGGATATCACAACAAAATACTGAGCAATCAAAATTAATACAACAAAGACAAGAAAAGACAGCTCCAATGAGTTTTGAATCTAACGAAGATTCTCTCGATGGTTTTAGTTTATCTGAGTTTGAGCCAAGATAAAAAGTTTTTGTAACTTTGTAACAAATTAAAATTAAATTAAATGGAAAATTGGAAAGTAAGAGAGGTTTCAGCAGACCCTGAAAAGAGTACTGCGGAAATTGAAAAAGAATTAGTAGAGAAAGCAGAAGCTAAATTTGCAGAAGGTGAAGAGTCGCCTACTGAAGAGGTTTCTGAAGAAAAAATTGATGACAAATCCACAAGTCAGGAAGTTCCTGTTACGGACGAATCAATACCCCCTCAGTTAAATGAGGAACAAGTTCTTTCTTTTTTGAAAAACAGATATGATAAAGAGATAAACACTTTGGATGACTTAGTTAATACTAAGACTGAAGAAATGCCTCAAGAAGTTTCTGATTATTTGACGTTTAAGAAAAACACTGGTAAATCTTTTGATGAGTTTTTAAAATTCAATAGAGATTTCGATAATATAGACGATGATTCTGTATTAAAAGAGTTTTACGCTTCAACTAAAAAACATTTAGATTCTGATGATATTGACTTTGAGTTAAAAAATAAATTTGGATACGATGAGGAAATAGATGCGGATGATACGGTCAGAAAAATCAAAATATCTAAAAAAGAGGAAGTATTAAAGGCGAGGCAATACTTTAAAGATCGAAAAGACGAATACCTCAAACCTGTTGAGTCAACAAAAACAGAGGCGCCAATCGTGACAAATGAGCCAAACCAAAGTACGGATAAAGTGAATGTTAAAGAAGAAGCTGAGAAAAGAATGAGTCACTTTACTAAAAAAACTGAAGAATACTTTAATGATACATTTAATGGTTTTAATTTTAAAATTGGAGATGATGTCATTAGTTATAACACAGGTGAATTAAGTAAAGTAAAAACAAACCATTCTGATCTTAATAACTTTATAAAACAACATATTACGGAAGATGGGTTTTTAACTGATGCTGAAAAGTATCACAAATCCTTAGCCGCTGCTTTTGACCCTGATGGATTAGCTAAATTCTTTTATGAGAAGGGTAAGGCTGATGCTGTCACTAATGATGTTAAATCAACAAAAAACATCGACATGGGATTAAGAAAAGCACCGGTAACAAGTAGTAAGGGTGAGTTTAAAGTTAGTGCTGTCAAAACAAGTCACGGAAATTCGTTAAAAATTAGAAGTAATAGGAATAAATAACAAATTAAAAATTAAAAACTAAAAATTATGAGTTTAGCAGCAATTCCCGGACCGGCATTAACCCCTTCTTCATCGAAGGTGCCTTTGAAGGAAAACTATATTAACAACTTCGATTTCTTAAATCAGTACTTACCTGATACTTATGAAAAAGAATTTGAAAGATATGGTAACAGAACAATTTCAGCTTTTTTAAGAATGGTAGGAGCTGAGCTTCCAACTAACTCTGACTTAATCAAATGGGCAGAGCAAGGAAGATTACATACCAAATTCGTAGGGTGTACAACACAGAACGGAGCTGGAGCTGTTGGCACACCAGTTACTTGGTTAACAGGTGGTTTAGCAGCTGGTAATAACCCAGTATGTAACTTTAGAATAGGACAAACTGTTTTCATTTCAGAAGATGGTGGTGCTACTTCAAATAAAGGTATCATTACTTCAGTTGGTGTAGGTACAGATGATGAGTTTACAGTAGCTTACTACGAAGCAGACCAAAATGTACCAGCAGCTACAGGATGTAGTGTGTTTGTTTACGGATCTGAATTCAGAAAAGGAACCGAAGGAATGATTGGTTCTTTAGAATCTGAAGACATTTTCTTAGAAAACAAGCCTATCATCATTAAAGATAAGTACGCTGTTAACGGATCAGATATGGCGCAAATCGGATGGGTAGAAGTATCTACTGAAGATGGAGCTACAGGATACCTATGGTACCTAAAGTCTGAGCACGAAACAAGATTACGTTTTGATGATTACTTAGAGATGGCAATGATTGAAGGAGTAGCAGCTGAAGCTGGCTCTGGAGCATTGGCTGAACTTTCTCCAGGTGGTGCAGGTGTAACAACTGACGCTGGTACAGAAGGTATGTTCGAAGCAATCTCAACTAGAGGTAATGTTTATTCAGGCGTTCCAGCTAACTTAGCTGATTGGGATACTATTATCGAAAGACTAGATAAGCAAGGAGCAATCCAAGAAAATGTAGTTTTCGTTAATAGAGATATGTCTTTTGCAATTGATGACATGTTAGCAGCTCAAAACTCTTACGGACAAGGTGGTACTTCTTACGGATTGTTTGACAATGACGAAGAAATGGCACTTAACCTTGGGTTTAAAGGGTTCAGAAGAGGTTATGACTTCTACAAGTCTGATTGGAAATACTTAAACCAAGTAACCCTACGTGGTGACATCGATGGTGGAAAAGTAAGCGGTACTTTAGTGCCAGCTGGTTCTACTAACGTATATGACCAAATTATGGGAAGAAACGCTAAAAGACCATACTTACACGTAAGATACAGAGCTTCAGAAACTGAAGACAGAAAGTATAAAACGTGGATTACAGGTAGTGCTGGCGGTGCCGCAACAAGTTCTCTAGATGCTATGGAAGTACACTTCCTATCTGAAAGAGCTCTTTGTACAATGGGCGCAAACAACTTTGTAATCTTTAAAGACTAAGATACAAGACAACATATAAAGGGGCTTCGGCCCCTTTTGTTTATTTACAATTAAAATTTAATACAATGAAAAAAATGACAAGAAAACCACGAGTATACAAACTCAAATCAAACAAAACTCCCTTAAGCTTATTACTATCTTCTAGGCATTCTAAACATAAGCCTTTAATTTATTGGGACGAAGAAAAACAAGAAAACAGAACTTTAAGATACGCCACTAACCAGCGATCTATATTTGAAGACGAGCAAGACGGAACAGCTATAGTGGGCTCTATTGTTTTTGAAGACGGGTTCTTAAACACTAGAATAGAAGACAATTTATTACAACAATTTTTAGAATTACACCCAGATAATGGAACTTTATTTGTAGAGGTGGATGCTGAGCAAGATGCAGCTAAAGAAGTTGAGGTTTTAAATCACGAAGTAGACGCACTAGTAGCCGCATCGTCTTTAGAGATAGAGCAAATGGAAACTTTAGCTAAACTTTTATTAGGGTCTAATGTAAGTAGAATGAAGTCCTCTGAAATAAAAAGAGACATTTTACTTTATGCTAAGAATTACCCAACAGAGTTTCTAGAAGCCTTAGATGATGACGACATGGAACTTCAAGGATTAGTTTTAAAAGCCTTTGATCAGAGCGTTCTTCAGTACAGAGCCAAGAAGAGAGAAATTTACTTTAACTTAAAGGATAATAAAAAGAGATTAATGGTGGTTCCTTTTGGTGAGGATTACACTAAAGCTTTAATATCTTATTTCCACACTAGCAATGGAGAAGAGGTGTTAGACTACCTCGAGAAAAAAGTAAAATAAAATACTTACCTTTGTAATAAAGATTAAAACAACTAGATAATGACATTTGCGCAAATAAACACAAAAGGAAGAAGACAACCTGACGGAGAGCCATTACCTCAAACAAATTTAGTTTTTAGGCTAGATAAGGTTTTGGATGTAGCTACAGATTCTCCAGCAAGCGATAGGTTTTTAATTAGACTACAAGATGCTGGTGAGGCATGTACTACTGCTGTACTTTTGACATTTAGCTATCCAGATGGCGGTGAGCCACCAGCTATAACAACAGATCAAGTAGCGGCTGTAAACAACAACTTAATAGCTATTATGAATGAAAACTTAACAGGTTCTTATACATCAACTACAGTAAACATTACAGATACTATACTAAAAGGAGTTGTTGGTTCAAATGGACTACAACCATACGTAAGAGCTGTAGACGTAACGTCAACTCAACCAAACCTCTCTTAAAAACCCGAACAATGATAAAATATTTAAAAACTAGATATATAGTTCCAAATGATTCAACAGAGTTATTTGAATTACTCCCATTAAACGACATCTTAATTATAAGAAGCCAAGAGGCAGATAGAGTGGATGTTTTCACCCAACCTTCTGGATTTACTATAGGCTATAAAGGTACTGATCCAGAATCTCTTCCAGGTCAACTAGACGAGGAAACAGGATTAGTAAAAGGAGAATCTTTAGGAGACATGCTTATAGATGCTATTGAGAGCGCTGTTGGCTCCAACTGGAGAGAAGTTGTAACAGTCCCAGAGGCGTATAACGCTATGATTCAATCAGCTTTAGAGCAAGGAGGAAACTGGGCATACCCAGGAATACCTGAAGCTGGTGATAAAGCGTTTATAGAAAGTGCAGCGGCTCAAGCAGCTAAAAAACAAGCTGAAGACGAAGCGGCTTTAAAAGAAGCTAAGAAAAGAGCGGCTGAAGAAGCTAAAGAGGCAGCTCAAGAAAAGTAATAAGCTTTTTTCATATAACACAATATTAAGGGTGCTTTAGGGCACTCTTTTTTTTTCCTTATCTTTGTAACAAAGTACCTCAGATGATAAATGAAATAAGAAATACAGTCCTCTCTTTACTTAATAAAAATAACAACGGGTACCTCACTCCTGAAGAGTTTAATTTATTTGCAGCTCAAGCGCAGTTAGAGGTTTATGAGTCTTATTTTTATGACCTAAATAATTGGATTACTAAAAAAAACATGCGTAGATCGCACTCGGGGAGCGCTGATATAACTAGACAGCTCGAAGAAGTTATCGACACATTTACACAGTTCACCGAGTTAACTAGTATTGTAGGAAGTGATCAAACGTTTCAACTACCTGAAGACTGGTACACAACTGTAGAGGTTTTACGTAAAGAGGTTTGCGAAGGACCTCCTACTACTATTATAGAGAGAACTGCCGAAAGAGTTAGTGAGTATAAAATAAGAGAACTACTCAGAAGTAATCTTACAGCTCCTACAGCTACTTTTCCGGCATATATATTTAGTCAACAAGGTGTGGCATTACCCGAAGGTACAGGAACATCTGCATACGGAAATTTAGGAAATCAAATTACACTTTACCCTGGACCAAGTAATTGCCCAGGCCCAGTTCTAACTTGTTTTTTATCTTACTTAAGATACCCATTAACACCAAAATGGACATATAGTTCTATTGGACCAGATGGAGACCCTATATACAATCCTAGTGCAGCTGATTACCAAGATTTTGAATTACCATTATCCGACTCTATAGATATAACTATAAAGATATGTGAATACGCTGGCTTAAGTATTAGAGAGAAAGAAGTTATACAGTTTGAGGCTATGCAAGAACAACAGCAACAACAACAAGAATCTTAAGATATGAATGATATAACCTACTACACTAATAATGGTCAAAACCCTACTAACTTAAACTGGGGAAGCTATCAGTATGTATCATTAGAGGATATTGTTAGAAATTTTGAGTTAATGTTTGCTGGTGATGAAAACCTAGTAAGTAAACAAAACAGATATGTAATTAGATTTCACGCTAAAAGAGGAATCCAAGAAATAAACTATGATGCATTAAAGAATATTAAAATATTAGAGATGCAGGTTTGCAAAGACTTGAAGTATGTATTACCTCCTGACTATGTAAACTATGTAAGAATATCTCTATATGAAGGTGGTGTATTGTATCCTTTAATTGAAAACTTTCAAACTAACTACTCATCAGCTTATCTACAAGACAACAACTGTGAAGTCCTATTTGACTTAGACGGAAACGCCTTAACCCCAAACAACTCTACAATTGATATGCAGAGAATAAAAGGGGTAAGACCAACGCTTTATTTAAATTTAGGACACCCCTACCACGAAAGAATGGGGTATTGTTGTGACGGCTTATGGTATTTCGACTATGGAGTAGGAGCTCATTATGGCTTAGAAACTTCTTTAGCTAATCAAAACCCTAACTATAGAATAGATAAAAGAGCAGGTGTAATTAACTTTAGCTCAGATATGGCAGACAAGTTAGTGGTTTTAGAATATGTATCAGACGGTTTAGAAAAAGGAGATGATGACGAAGTGGTGATAAATAAATTAGCAGAAGACTATTTATATGCGTACATTAGATGGGCGATATTAGGAAATAAACTAGGAGTTCAAGAATATATTGTTAATAGAGCAAGAAAAGAGAAGACGGCAAAATTAAGAAACGCTAAAATAAGGTTAGGAAATCTTCACCCAAGTAGATTGCTAATGCCTTTACGTGGCAGAGATAAATGGATTAAATGAAAACTACCGGGACTTTTACTTCAGGCATAATGAATAAGGATCTCGATGAAAGGCTCATACCAAAGGGTCAGTATCGAGATGCTTTAAATATAGGGGTTTCTACTTCAGAAGCCTCTAACGTAGGAGCTATAGAGAACATACTAGGAAACGTTCAAGCTGGAGGAGATTTATCTTTTTTAACAGATGACGCTGTTACGATTGGAGCTATAGCTCAAGGAGATAAGGAACAATTTTTTTGGTTTGTAAGCGACACTAATTTTGATTATGTTTTAAGATACCATGAGCCATCCGACACCACCGCTATACTCTTAAAAGACACTAAAGGCAGGGTGTTGAAATTTGATAATGAACACATAATAACAGGTGTTAATTTAATAGATGATTATTTATTTTGGACCGACAATTTAAATCAACCAAGAAGAATATTATCCACTAGAAGTTTTCCTTTAGACGGGTTTGAAGAGGATGATATTAGGGTAATAAGGAAACCACCTTTAAGTCCGGCAACTTTTATAATGAATAATACTTATCAAGGGACAACAACGCCTTCGTCTGATATTAGGTTTGATAAAACAAATAATATTATACATAAGTATTTTAGGTTTGGTTATAGATGGAAATATGAATACAATGAGTATAGTTCGTTGTCACCATTTACCGCTACTGCATTTCAGCCTTTTTTTTATTTCTACAATTATGCCAATGTGAGTTTTTATTCCATGCAAAATACTTTTGATGAGATTGTATTAAGTGATATAGAAACAGGAGATGAGCAAGTAACAGATATTCAGGTTGTTTTTTATGACGAATATACCGGGTCTGTTTATGTGGTTGACACTTTTGATAAGGAAAAAAATGGATGGGGTAATAATACTTCGATTTCCATTAATTTCAATAATAATAAAATATCTGCACTTTTAGCTAATGATGAAATCACAAGATTATTTGACAACGTACCTTTACGTGCTAAGGCTCAAGAAGTTATTGGAAGCCGATTAATATATGGTAATTATGTTCAGGGTTATGACATAAGAAATACTAGAAATGAACCTATAACTATAGATTTTTACGCCGAACCCTTTAGTGTTGATTTCAACTCCCTTACTCTTGGGGCTAACCCATTTAGTGGAAATTATCCTAGAAGAAGTTTTCATAGCAATCGAAACTATGAAGTAGGGTTAGTTTATTTAGATGATTACGGAAGAATGTCTACGGTTCTTACTCCTGAAATACTAAACACTCAGTTTACTAACACAGTAGCAATGGACCCAACCACAGCTACCACTATAAATGACATTAGGGTTTATATCAATAGCGAGCCCCCACAATGGGCTTCAAAATATAGAATTTACTTAAAACAATCAGACGCTAATGATTATGTAACTATATGGCCTTTGTTTTCTATAAAGACTGGAACAGGTGATTATTGGTTTAAGATTTTAGGGTCTGACGTAGACAAGGTTCCTGAAGGAGCTTATATTTACATTAAAGCCATTAATGGAGTTGCTTTTGACAGCTCAGAGGAATATAAAGTATTAGAAGTTAAACAGCAAGAAGAAGGTTTTGTTCAAATAGGAAACTCAAACTCAACAGTTGACGCTCCAGCTGGAACTTACTTTAAACTACACTCAGAATACGTAGACTTATCTACAGATATAAATGTTTTCGATTCCCAGCAAGTAGATCAAGTAGCTCAAGGTGCTTATTATTGGGGGTACAGAAATTATGATACTTTTGGAAAATACATAGGGCCATTAACAACAGACCCTGGAGTTGGTTCTTCCGTAATTAACGCAGCTACCGGTGGTTTACCTACACAACACATTAAACAAATAGACCCTCCAATTTATTATGGTAATAGTGGTTATTTCAACGAAATAGAACTTAGAAAAAACTGGAAAGCCTCTCCTTATGAGACCGATTCTACCAAGGATAGAAGGATTAAAGTTCAGATTTATCCAAATGAAAAATTCATGGTTCAGTTGATGAATAATAGCGGCAACTGGTATAATTATCAAACTTGGCAACCAGTTGATATTGCTCCCTACGTAAATAGTGACTACTTAATCGGGGACTCAGGTAATGGAATATGGTGCTATATACGATTTAATAAAGGAACTAATTACGTTCCAGGGGATTATTTTATAATAAACATTCACACAGCTTTTGGAGCTAATGTTTTTGGACAGGTACCTGGGGACGATACAGAAGGAAGTGGAGCTCATTATAAAATATATGAATTTCAAGCGGCTAAATTATGTCTAACGGCTAATCTAGAAGACGGAGGAAGTGCTGATAGTGTCTACGGGTTATCACAACCGATGAATGGTTTAAATACCTACCTCCCATTAAGAGATGTACCTATTGAGCCTGGTGCTATAATAGAGATAACTATTGCAGAAGATTATACGGTGGGGCCAGTCACTAATAACACTATTGGTGATACTGAAACAACCTACACTTCACCACCGTGTTCTAAGCGCTATAAAAACATAGAAGAATGGTGGTATGAAGAAGAGATATGGAGAGATGTAGAACACAAAACGGCTTACAAGTATCAACAAGACAGCGATATGAGTAGCTTTCAAAATATTAATGGAAAAAGGTTTTTCTTTAGGAGACTGCTTAATTATAAGTCCTTAGATTGGCAAAGTATTCCTGGAGCAACCGCAAGTGCCGCAATATTTGGTGGTATGGCATATACCTCACACGTTGGTGATTTTACTTTAAAAAATTGGTGGCAAGCGTACTCAAACAGAAGTCCACTTGATGATGGAATGGGTAATTACGCCACCTATGCTGAAATGGTTACTGAAGAAAGCGGAATTCAAATGTTTGTTTCATCTCAAGGGACTCATATTCAAGAATTTGATACCGATAAGAGAACTGTGATTCAAGTTGCAATGCAGGGAAGGGTAAAAATAATACAAACCGCTCCTGATGCTAAACCGATATTAGAAACTAAACCCACCATGGTGGATAACGACATTTTCCATGAAGCTCCATTTACCTTTGATGTGTTTCCAGGAACAGCAGGAAGACTTCTTCATGAGGGTAATATCGCTAATCAATCTCAAGGAGGTAATCCGGCTATTATTAGCTTAAACCCTTCATCTACCATATCTAACCCATCATACCCTTTAGACCCAACTCAATTTAATAGTGAGTTTAATTGCTTCACCTACGGAAATGGCGTAGAGGCTACTAAAATAAAAGGAGAATTAAGCGAGGCTCATCTTAAATATAGCCCTAGGGTTAGTTCTTTTATTGAAAAATATCAACAAGAATATTTACCGAGTAGCTTAACCTATAGTGGGGTTTTTGTAGAAAACACAAATATTAACAACTTAAACGAATTTAATCTTTCCTTAGGTAATTATAAAGACTTAAGTAGAGAGTATGGTCCTGTTGAAAAACTTCACGCTAGAGATAATGATTTAGTGGCCTTGCAAGAGGATAAAGTATCTAAAGTGCTATATGGTAAAAACTTACTTTCTGACGCCACGGGAGGAGGTTCTATAGCTTCTATTCCAGAGGTATTAGGAACTCAAATACCATATGTAGGAGAATACGGAATAAGTAATAATCCTGAAAGTTTTGCAGCTTGGGGTCCTAATATGTTTTTTACAGATGTTAAGAGGGGTTCGGTAATGAGGTTAGGTAGAGATGGGTTGTTTGAGATATCTAATTTAGGTATGACAGATTACTTTAAAGATTTGAGTTCTAATGAATTTAATAAACAAAAACTAGGATGTATTGACCCATTTAAAGAGCAATATGTTTTATCAAGTACAGAAACTCTAGCGCCAGCATGTACTTACTCTTTACGCCCTACATTTATACCTAGGTTCCCTAGAGTAACTAATGGCATTGATTATATCATAGAACTATTTTCTTCTGGAAATTGGCTGGTAGAGTTTACAGATACCGGTGATGGTACCAACTGGCTTACGGTGAATGGACAAACTCCTTCGTTAGGTGGCTTTGGAGATGAGGTTTTAACATTTAACTTAACTAACAACGGAGGGCTACAGTCTCCCTCTAGAGAGTGTTTGGTTACATTTACATTTTGTGATGGAAGTACAGCGTCTGAAGTGTTTAAACAATCAGGAGCGCCAAAATTAGGAGGCTTAGTGTATGGTGTTGGAAAACCTACAGGAGGTAAAAAGGGCCTTGCAACTGGCTTAAAAAACACAACAATTAACTTTCAAGTAGAAGCTAACCCAGGTGGTTTAGTGCAAGAGTTTATTAACCAACCTATAGGAGTTGATGCTGAGGTTGCAACTCAAAAAGAGACAGTAGGTATAGAAGGAGAGGACGGTGTTCCAACTAATGGCCAAGATGTAACTATAAGAGCATCTCAAGTAGGTGCTGTAGATACGTTACCATTCTGCTTTCTTTTAGGGCAAAAAATGTATTATTTAGTTTCAGACACGTTCTATACATCTACCCAAATAGATGAGTTAATAAATGACCCAAACACCGTAGAAATAACTCCTACTCTTAATGTTGGGACACAGTTATGGGAAGGAACTTATACTTTTAACCGACCTAATGATGAAGCTTATGTGTATAATGTAATAGACTATCGTGCACAAATAGAAGCGTCTGCTACAGCGCAATTCGATATACCTCTAGAAATGAACAATGTAGCTGACACATTTAGAGGAAAAGTTGATTTTACAAACAAAAACGGAAACGTAGAGTTTGATTACATAGCTCCAGCTGGTGGCGCTAGATTTAGAGTGTTGATAGAAGATAGAGTTATAAGTACAACTGGTAGTGTTCCGGTAATAGGAGCAGGGTCGATGCCTATTTTTAATGTGCCGTTTGATGGCCCTTCTGTTTACGATGTAGAAATAGATTATCTAGGAACTAATGAAGCGGTTAGATTAATTACGCCTCTTCCCACTTTAACAGAGTTTAAGTATCAAGTAGCCACAGGCAGTTTAGACCCTACTGATCCAGCTTACGTGTGTTCAGCGATACCAGCGTATTCTTCTAAGTGGCATGATGGAACAGCAGCACTTCCTGAAATTGGAAATATTATATATGAAAACCCATTTGGAACTACGCCGATGGTATCTCCTTTAAATATTCACCCTATAGATGAAAACCCCGTAGTTGGTGGTAATCAAGAGTGGCTTAAGTTTGATGCGTCATCTACAGGTAAGGTTTTACAAAGAGGAGTGTGTACCCCATGTGCGGAAGTGGCGGTTCCTGTGATTACTGTTCCAGCTGTATATTCATTTAACACTAATGAAAACGTTAATATCCTACTAGAAGCTACAAATAACCCCACCTCTTTTCAAATTGTTAGTTCATCACCATGCGTAGGTTATTTATTGAGCTCTCAAGAAGGGGGTGTTGTTTCTTATACTGATTGTGATGGTAATGCAGCTTCTATAACTATTCAAGGGACTAATACTAATTCTAGAAACGCACCGGCTTTACCAGCAGTTAATACAAATGATATAACTATCGTGTCTACCACAGTTCCTGTTGTTTCAAGTGGAAATGTTACGGTTGTAAATAAAGGCTTCAAAACAAACACGCCACAAGGCATGGATTTTGACGGAGAGCAAGGTAGAATTGTTATACCTAACGCACCGTCAGGAGTTTATGATTTCGAGGTTAGGGCTAGTAACTGCTTTGGAACAAGTAATACTGTGTCTGTAGTAATGGAAATAACAGATAATGTAACGAAAATGTTCCAAATGGATATAGAAACACCATCACCCACTTCAGCTATAGCTTGTAGCATAACAGCTAGTTATATCCCTATGTTGCACACAGGAGACAATATAAACCCTCAAGTTAACGACACTATAATATTACCTAGCCCAGATAAGGGTAAGCCAAATACAACAGCCTATGGAGGTTTTGGTTTAGAAAAAGGTGTACTAGAGCCTAATTATGATTTCAAAGGGGGTTATAATTGGTATAAAGCTAATTTTGATAGTGGACCAGGAAATGGAAGTGTATTATTAATAGACAACACTGGGGTTGTTATAGAAATAGTTGAATGTTAAAATGCCAGTAACAATAACATATAGTCAAGGTGCAAAAGGGTGGACATCGTTTCACTCTTATTTTCCTCAATGGTTGTTGGGGATGAATAGTTCTTATTATTCTTTTTATAAAGGTAAGCCATGGAGACACTATCAAAACCCTATAAGAAACTCTTACTACGATAGCCCTACATTCCCTTCTATTGTAGAGTTTATTTTAAACGAAGCTCCTTTAGAAACTAAAATGTTTAAAACTCTAGAGCTAGAAGGTACGGATGCTTGGACAGCTGGTTTAGTAAGTGATTTACATATAGGTCAAATAAATAAAGATTATTTTGTACAAAAAGAAGGGGTTTGGTTTGCTAACATTAGGAGAACTCAAGAACAAGGGGCCGCATCTGATTTATCTCAAATATCTGCTCAAGGTATTGGTGAGTATGATACTTTTGTTACGGTAGGAACTGAATTGAAAATAAACTTTTTAACACCTATTAATCCTATAGTAAGTATAGGGGATGTGGCTTTTGAACAAAACACTCAAACTACTACTTTAGAATTAGGACCCATTACTGACATTGTAGGTAACTCTATTATTATTGATCCGTTTATAAACATCCCTTCTGTTCCGTGGAATCCACCAAGTGAGAATGTTATTTTTGCTGTTAAAAATTCTGTCGCAGAAAGCTATGGTTTACGTGGGCATTACGCTAAAGTTTACTTAACAAACATTAATCCTGATGAGGCAGAATTATTTGCAGTTAGTAGTTCAATATTCAAGAGTTATCCTTAATTTAGTATCTTTGTAACAAACCGTATCAATATGAAAAAAAATCCTATTAATTTACGAATAAAACTATTTCAATTTGTTGCAATACTTGTAACAGGACTTATTTGGTACTTTTCTGAAGATGCACAGGGCGTAGATTACGCAGCTTTCCCAGCTATGCTAGTTATGGGTTTAGCTCAAGTTGGGTTTAGTGCTTATGATAAGATGCAGGCTGAAGACGATTTAAAAGCCTCAAAAATAGCGTTAGCTAATGCTAATGATGACTTGGAAAATCTTAAATATACTAATACTTTAAAATCAGTAGCTGTCCCTAAGAATCAAGTAGCTATGGATCAGTTAGGTCAACAAACCACACAAATTGTAGACGCCGCACAAGAGTCTGGGCAAAGAGGAGTCTTAGGAGCTGCAGGAAAAATGAATCAATTATTTGACAAAGGAACAATGAAGGTGAGTCAAGCTGACCAAATGAAACAATACGAAAGAGATTTGCTAGTTGCTGAAAACGAACAGAACATTAACAACATGAACGTAAATAAAGATTTACAGCTAGGTATGCAAAATATTTACGGATTACAAAGTGCTATGGGGTATGAACAAGGCCGTATAAATAACGCAACAAACCAAATGTATAGTGGAGTAGGTACAGCCCTTGCTGGAATGGGACAATTGAAGGCTCCTAATAAAACCGCTAATCTAAATACAACAATAGACCCTGCTACAGGCACACCAATGAGTAATTCTATGGGAAGACTTAATCCTAATATGACTTATGATGATTACCTTGCAACAACTGAGGCTGGGGCTTTGGATGTTTTGAGTCCTGGTGAGTTTTACAATGCACAGATGATGGGAACACCAGGCATGCAAGCTGGAATCGGTTCTGGCCCCATGAATACATTTAACAACCCGTTAGCTAATCTAGTTAGCAACAATCCTCAATTAGGAACAGGAACAAATAATACTATGACGCAAGATGAATTTATGAGATTAGCAGCGTTAGGCTTAATAAACATTTAATTATGGCAGACAGAGCAACACATATAGGTTATCAAGCCCCTAACAATTATGTAAATCCAGACAATATATTGAAAGGATATCTTGCCGCCTCTCAAGTTGGGGCTAAACAACAGCAGAAAGATGATTTAAAGCAACGTGGAGTGTATGATAAGGCAACTATGGAGCTAAAAGATTTTACTTCAGATATTAGCCCTAACCTTCAGTCCTTTGTTGCAGAATCTTTAGGTGGTATTAGAAATCAAATGTTTGGCCAGTACAATACTTACGCCGCAGGAGGGGACAACGCTACTCACAATCAAATGTACATGAATAACGCCTCTAATGAGTTTCAGATGTTTGCTGCTTACGGAAAAGGGTTTGAGAAACATTTATTGGATTACGAGAAAAGAACTTCTGAAGGTAAATCAAGTAATGTAGAGAGTGGGTACTTTGCTAAAAGGTTTGCGGCTCAAGCAGACTTCACTAATAAAAAAATGGTGTTAGATAATGATGGTCACCTATGGATGATGCAGTTAGATGAGAACGGAAAATTTCTATCTAGAGAAAGTATGTCTATAAACCAGTTGAATAACATGCAAGCATTACACCAAGATAAAGTTACGTTTACTGATTACACTCAAGGGTTCTCTAAGAATATCAAACAATTTAAAGAATCTTTTAAAGCGGTTGAGTTAGGGTTAGGAGCAGGTGAGAGGGTTACGTTAGAAGGTATGGCGATGCAAATGAACAACGTTCCTAATAGTGGAGGAAAGCAAGCTTTTGAGGAAATGTACCAAAACACTATAGACGGTATTACTCAATCCATGATTACTCAACCTAATGTTGGAGCTGCAGCGTTAACTGAAAATCTAGCTCCCAATGGACAACCTTACTTTTTTTATAACGATAAAGGTGATAATGGGCGTCAATTTTCTTTAAATGGAAGAGACCCTGAGAATGGCATATATATGGCTACTGACGGAGACTTACATGAAAGAGCTGTATTAACAGATAATCAAAAGGAGTTATTAAAAGATAATGTCACGGACATGTTAAACACCCAAATAGGGTTTAAGTCAACTACTAGTTCTAACTCGGGATACTATAGAAGATTAAATAAAAAGCATCAAGCCTCTAATGACATTGCCTTAGCTATGAAAATGAGAATGGGAGATGAAAACACATGGAAAGATGTTATTCAATCATGGAATGAAAACTCCAAAACTAAAGATGATGAGAAAATACTTAGCTACCGTGTAGACCCTAATGGAGTTTCTTTAACATTTGCTGGTGGTAGTGCGGACAGACAAAGCGTGTATGAGCACCCATTTAGCGGTGAGGACGCAGGTATTATAAAAAGTGACATATCAGCTTTACTGAGATACGTTAATCCAACAAAATATGGAACAGTAGGTCAAGCTATGGATGCGTTTGATTTAGGAAAAGATAGCCTACCTCCTGATGCTAAAGCGTTTTACGACAAAGGCTACGTTGGTACTAGAGGAACTTATTCCAATCAAAAATTACACAAAAACATGTTGTCGGAGTTAGTTGAAGGCTTTAGTTTTGTTGAAGTTCCTAGTAGTGGTAATCAAACCTTTCAAACTAATCTCGCTAATTTCATTGATAAACTTAGTGAAGGTACACAAGTTAACTTTGATCCAGTGACTGGAGGTAAAGATGCCACTTCCCCTATAATAGCTATAAAAACCACCACCCAAAACCCTGTTACTTTACCTGGTGGAGCCACTACAACTAATATGCAAACTAGCCCCTCAGGTTTGATAGGTGGATCAGCCGGACTTACAGGTGACGATTACTTAAATAGTATAAACACAGATGCAGTAACTGCTCTTCAGCAGGCAGCTTCTAGTGCGGACAGGGTTTTTACTGAAATAACTGTAAAAGGAGGCCCAGATGGAAACGCAACACAAACCTTTAAATTTAGACACGACTTTAGAGGAAATGACCCAAACAATATGGCAACGCCAACTACCGCTATTCAGTCTGCTAACGAAACTACATATAAAGATATGTTGAAATTTATGAAAGAGCCTTTACGTGATCAAAGTGCGTATAATTTCCCAGCAGGTTCTTTCTCAGCAAATTATTTACCCGGAATGTTAAACTTTAGATAAGATATGAGTGTAAACAATTTTTTAAACGACTTTTATGTAGAAAATACTGGTCAAGCTCCAACAGAAGAGATGGTTACTAGGATTACTCAGCAATACGGAGATAATTATGACGGTTTAATTAATGACTTAGCTATAGAGATTGGGGGAGCTAAAGAAGTAAATACCGATATAATAAATAAGATAAAGACTCAATACAATTTGATGAGTGTGAACAACACTCCTAACACTCCTGACACTCCTGTAAAAAAAAAAGGAGAAACTATTACTACTCAAGAGGATGTTATGGTTTCCGATTCAAATGGAGAGGAAGATATTATTTCATCGGACTCTTTAGAAGTTCAGCCAACAACTGATACAGACCCACCTAATAAAGCTTTTGGTAGAGTTAGCGATAAGGATGTGTACGTAAGCGAAAGTTCACCTGAGGTAAAATTCAATCCTATATATAAAGGTCAACAACCATCTACTCATTTAATGAGGGCTGAGCAATTAGAGAATGGTGATTGGGTTGGATTCCCCTCTTTAATGCAAGATAAAAACGGAGATTGGATTAATATGTCTTATTTACCAGATGAAGATTGGGAGCAAATATATAAAAAAGCAGACGAGTTAGGAGAGGTGGTTAATTTTGGTAGCGATAAAGAATCGGCTTTAGCTTATGGTGAAGGCTCATGGAAAGAGAGTTATAATAAAGGTGAACATTCAGAAAGTTTATATGAGAAGAAAATAGCAGCTGATACCAAAAAGCTTTTGCAAGAACAGAGTGACGCTATTGAAGAGGAAGCGAAAGAAAGGCAAGAAAGGGAAGACTCTAGAATGGAAATTACCAACACCGTTGGTTATGATGATGGTCCAGGTAGTACATTTGGAATGTATAAAATAGAAATACCAGAGTATACTGACCTTGCAGACCCTAAAAGAGATTATGCAGCTAGTGTTATAGGTGAGCTGTATGAGGGGACCCTAGGACTTAATGACGATGGTAGTTTAATTATGCCTACTCCAAACCAAATGATGGGTGGTGATAATATTTTTTATTACGGACCTCAAGAAGCTACCGCAATGATTCAAGCGTTTAGTGAAGATGGTTTTTTTGGAGATGATAAATGGACGCTTAAGCAGATGTATGAGAATAATCCAGTTAATAACTATATGCAAGCTCAATACAATAACGGAGCTCAATCATATGGAAGTATAGATGGTTACATGAGAAGTAAGTATCCTGGTTATAATTCTATAGCCGACACACATAAAGAATATGAAGGTGGTAATTACGGTATAAAAGATTGGGATAATATTTCTGAAGATGATGCTAACTTTATTAGGATGAAGTTTAATTCTAGAGCAGGAGATTTAACTATTAATAGCGCTAACACAGCTGATAAAAATAACGCTTACTTAAGAGCTGGACTATACGATTTAAAAACAGACATCACTTATGAGGTGACTAAACTAAATGCTTTAAATCAAGACTTATTGTATAACAATTATACTATGGCAGCTATTCCTTTAGAGGAGTTAAGTAAAAATGAAAAGAAGCAATATGAGGAAAACATGCGTAAAATGCTTGCGCTAACAGCTGATTATAATATGGTAAATCAAGAATGGGCTAACCTTCAAGAACCGGACTTACGAATGTATAACCCATTTACAAATCAACTAATAGATGCCTCAAATCCTAATTCTCAATTGATAGGGAATTATAATGATAAAATAGACGAAGAGGCAGCTAAGCTTGCTATAGAAAAGAATCCGAAAGAACTGCAAGAAGCTTTTGATGTGAACTATCAGCATGTAATGAACTTAGCGAAGAAGATTAAATTAAACTATAAATACAACAAACCAGTAACACATAACGGAGTAACATACCAAAAGGGAGATGTTATTGATAGAACTAATTTACAAGTAGTAGCTGAGTGGATGGGCGAAATGGGTGGGGTAAATGAGTATGAAGACCTTGCAATGAACCCATTAGCATTAGTGTCAGGTCAGCCTACAGAAGATTTAATAGACATGTTCCCTGATCCAGAAGCGGTAGTAGCCTCCGCTGGGTTTCCTATGATAACTAGTAACACGGAGATAGCTATGGAATACAATAGGGCTATTTATGAGCTAGCAGTAATCAATACAGCGTTAAAAGAAAATAGAGACCCTAGTAAACTACAAAAGGGAGAAAGCATTGTGACTGGTTCTTTAATTGGCTCTGGGCGTGTAAAAAACAACGGAACCTTAGATTACGTTTATAATAACATGGATGAAGGTGATAATGAGTTACCTTTTTATGTATCTACCCTAGCCGAAATGGATAAAACACTACCTGAAACTGCTAGGTTTCTTAATAGAGTTAACGAGGGGTTTTGGAGCACATTATATGGAGATGCTACAGGAGAATATTTATTTGGAAACGTTTATAACCAAGCAAGCTACCTTTCTACAGCTCTTGATAAAGTAGGACTAGAGGGTAGTTACATAGACGACTTAAGGACTAGGTCACAACCAGATAATATAGATTTTGCAGGTGGGTTAACAGGAACTGTATTTGGAATAGTTTTAGAATTTGGTGGAGCACAGGGATTATTAAAAGCGCCAGCTGCTATAGCTGAAGGTGTTATGGCTACTGAACTTTTAACCGTAGGAGGAGCAACTGAAAAGGTTACTAGGGGATTAACATATACTAATATAGATAAAGTCTTTGGGTCTGCTTATGAATTAAACAGACTGAAGTTGATATCAGGTGGTAGCCCATACACTATATTTGGTAGTAATGTAGTATTAAGGTCCATGCAAGGTGGTATCGAGTTTGGTACAACAGGATTAGTCTTAGATAAAACAGATGAATATAGGTGGCGAGATGGGTTAGCTTTTGGTGCTGGTTATGGAATATATAGTGAAATGGGAGCTCTTATTAGTAGAAGCCCGTCATACCAAAAAATATCTCAAAAGGTAAATGATTTTAAATACAGTTATACCCCGTCCGTAGGTGTATATAAAAAACCAAGTATCCTTCAAAGAATCAAACAAGGAGGTATCGGTACAGCTCAAGCGACTACAAAAGTTGCAGGAAGCGCCGCTATTGGTACAGGTATTTCGTATGCCATAGAGTTATTTGATGAAACAATTTCTCCTGACGACCCCTTAATGGCCGAGCAGCTAAACAACTTACCAGAGGAGATTCAAGGAAACTCTAAAGCACTAACTACTTTTTACACATTTGCAGGATTAGGACTCTTAAACAAATCACTTGGTAAGCAATTAATGACAGACATAAAAGGTTTAAAACCATTTGATGTATCCTTTAATCATTTCTTTAGAAGTCAAGAAGCTTATCGTGCTTGGAAGAATAAACAAGGAACTCCACAAGGCATGAAGCTACTAACCGAAGGCGCTAAAGATGTAATGGAGAATGGAACACCAGAACAAAAACAAAACTTAAAAAACCAAGAAGCTATATCCTCGTATAATAATGGTTTAACTGAGGCGAAAAATGAAATATATAAGTACGATAAAAAAGTAGAGGATTATAATAATTCTATTTCTGTTGTTAATAGTGTAAATAACAACCCTTCTAAAAAACCAAACAATATACCTGTAAAGCCGGTGCCTAACGCTCAAGGAGACGGAGAGATAGAGGTTCCTGACAATGGAACTGAAGAAGGTAACTTGCAGAATATTGAAAATATTATTTCCACTCCATCGAAAGATTTAGAAAACGCAGCTAAAGGAGAAGTGAAAGATGGAAACATTTCAGAAGAAAATGGAATGAATGGAATAAACGCTGTTCAAGATGTGTTAGCCACTAATAGTAAAGTAAAAGGAATTCAGAACACTAAAGTTAGAGCTAGAGCGGTCCAAGCACTACAGACTAAGAAAGAACTACAAAGAGAGTTAGATAAATTAAATGAGGACCACAAGAATGGTGTGGTGGCTAACTTTGAAGCAGAAAAAAAGAATCTAGAGGAAAAGATTAAAAACGTTGATCAACAAATTACTGAAATAGAAAGCTACGAAGAAACAGAAGCTGACTACGTAACTGACTTAATTAAAAATAAAGATAGACGCAATCACGATGTTAGTGGACCTGGAATCCCAGGGTTAAAGGAAAAGTATCCTAAGTTAGCGGAGTTCTTACAACAAAAACACGCAGAAGGTATGACACCTGTAGAGGCGTTAAAAGAATATCAAAAGCAACCGCCTGAGGTTACAGAGGTTGAGTCAAAAGCAGAAGTTGTAGAGGGAGAGGGTGGCGCTCCAGTTAGTGGTAAACAGGACTTACCGACAGCATCAACTGAACAGTCAGCGGAAACCACACAAGAGAGTAATCAAAATGTAGAAGAAGTTGTACAAGAAACTGCACAAGAAACAGTAGTAAAACCTTCTAAATTTACTTGGGATCCAATCCAAGAAGCATTTGTAGAATCAACTCCTCCCGAAACTTTAGAAGTATCTGTTAGTGGTAATTTTGATGGCTTAAGAACACAGGGGAAAGAGACTATGGATTTACGAGGTGACGCTAGAGGTAAAGATGGTGAGATAATAGAAACTAAAAACAAAGAAGGCGAAACAGTTTTAACCTTAGTAAAAGAAACTTACGACGCTGAGGGGAGACCTGGATATGTAGGCGTGTCAGTTACTTTACCTGAAGGTAGTACTAAAACAGCTGATGATGTTAGAGCTGAGCTAGAGAATCAAATGAATAAACTAACTAATGGGGAGGATATTTCAGGAAAAAGTTTTAGTAATATTAATGATTTAAACCCCTCAGCTGTAGATAAAAATGTAGAATTTAAAACACAAGAAGATGCCATTCAAGAGCCAAGCGCAGAGAGCGTACCTGTACAAGAATCACCCGGAGATAGCGAAGCGGTGGTCGAAAGCGTACCCGAACCAGAGGTCGCTCCCGAAAAAGTTGAAGTCGAAGAAAAAATCGAAGTTGAGGAGACGCCGAAAGAAGAAGTAATAGAAGCAGAGGTAGTTGAAGAGCCTGTAGTAGATAATAAGGAACCTAGACAACCTGGTAAAGTAGAACAACCACCTAAAAGAGGTTCTCAAATAGACCAAGACTTAGACGCTGTTATTAATAGCGGCACGAAAGGAGAGGCTTTATTAAGACAAAACTTAGAAGCTAAAGGATATAGAAAAGACCAAATAGATAGAGCGATTAGAAGAAAAGATAGAGAAGCTTTAGTCGAGTTAAAAAATCTAAAGAAAGACTTACAGTTACAAGGTAAAGCTAATAAGAAGTATACTGTTAAAGCCACGGATGAATTTAAGAAGCAGCTTAAAGATGTTATTGATAGATTAGCCGGTGATAGGAATATAAAATTTACTAAAGGCGAACTAAATAAAATACTAGAAGCGGCTACAGGTACCGAAATGCAAGGTCTTAAAGTGGAAAAAGCGATAGAGAAAGCGGTGGAAGTGGTAGAGAAAAGTGTTAAGCGTTCATTAAATAACAACATTAATGACTTACTTAAACTTAAAAATGTAGAGAAAAAACAAGGAAAAAGAAAGGTAGGAAAAATTAGCATTGACTCTAGAAGACAATTTAACGACTTGAGAGATGAGTGGAAAAAAATTAATCCTAAAGATTTAACTATAGGTGAAATGGAGGCTATAGAAACTGAATTAAGTAGTTTGATTTATGAAGGTAAACTAGCTGTAGAGCCTGCGCAACGCATAATAAGAGACACTAGAAGAAGTGTTAAAGGTCAAGTAAATGAATCACTATACAGTGATCAAACTCCAAAGACAGATTTTAAAAACGGGGTACCTGACGTAGAAGCTTATTTAAAAGATAATACTAATAATTTTGTGATTATAAACGGTCGTCAAGTTAGTTCTGTCTCTGGGCTTAATGATTTTATTAAAGACAATCCGTTTGTAGATGTATCTCAAGCTAAAGGATATGTAGCTACTACTCCAGCAGAAGCAGCTCAAGCAGGTAGACCTAGCATATTAAGCGGTTTAAAATATTGGACTCTAGATAATTGGCAAACTATTAGAAATACAACTGCTAAACTGAGAGGTAGAGGAGGTAAAGCTGTTCATAAAAACGTGACATCTTTAATTGATAATATATATAGGTCGGAGTATAGGGAAATTGTAGGTAAACATCAAACTAGAGAATATGTGAGGAGTCAAATAAAAGACATCCCAGGCTACTCTAATAACAAACTAGGGAGAATAGAATTTAAAAACTACTTAACTAACTCGGCTCCAAGTAATATTACTACTAGTAAAAATTTAGACATAACAAACGACCAGGCGGTCTATATGTATTTATTAGGAAAAAGAGATGGTGTAAAAAGATTGGAAGATAATAAGATAGACCCATTAGCTTTAAGTAATTATATAGAAAATAATCCAGCATTAAAAACCTGGGCTAGTAAAGTGGCTAAGATATTTGGTCAATATGGATATGATAGATATAATGAAAGATATGAGGTTATCACCGGTAAACCAATGCCAAAGGCTAGTGGAGAAATTACCGCTAGTATGGAGGGTGACCCTACAAGTGTATATATACCTATTCAGATAAATCCCGATGTAGCCCCTGTGGACCCGTTTGGAGAAAAGGGTGAAGACGCTCAATATTCAGGGCTTAACGTTTTGTCAGCTCACTTATTAGAGAAAACTAGTGACAGAGGAGCTACAAAAATAATTGGAACCATGGATGCTATGGATAGATACTTTACTACTATGGAACATATGAGCGCTTTTTATGATGTAGCTCAACAATATAACAACATATTCAATCCTCAAGCTAGACCTCAAATGATAAACATATTAGGAAGGGGAGGTTCTAATAAATTAGACAAAATAATGGAAGTTCTTAATGAGGGGATTACTGGAAACAGAAGAGTTACTATTGGAGATAGAGATAAAATAGATAAGACGATAACTCAAATTGGTAGATTTCCGGTCTTCTGGGGACTAGCTGGAAAGACTAAAACAATGATAGGACAAGCTAGTAGTGGTGTAGCCTATCCAAAAGAGTTCTTAAAATACTTAACCCCTAAGGAGTTAGTAGGTGGATACATGAATGTAGGTAAAGGGTTGATAGGTAAAGGTGCTTCTGTGGCACAACAGTTAGGTATTAAAAAACCCACTGATAAAAGAATTCTAGAGGAAGATACATTTTTCTTAGAAAAATGGGTAACCGACCCTCAGTTTGCTGACAGGTGGAATAAAAATAAAATAGATCCCTTATTTCAAATACAAGATGTTGGGGGCGGAAAAGATTTATGGGATAGAGCAGCTAATGTGCTTCTTTTGGGTGTAAAAACAGGAGACATGATGGCTTTACAAATGGGTGTCGGTGGAACAAACGCCCTATATCATAAGTACATTAACGAAGGAATGAGTAAAGAAGATGCGTATGATAAAGCGGCTGGTATTTATTACATGATAACTCAAGAAGCTCAACAAACAGGAAGTAGGCTAGGGTTACCAGATTACCTTAATAATAGGTTTAGTAGAGCAGGAATTACTTTTACTACTAGTATTAACTCTATAATGAATAAAGGAGTTGGGGGTGGAAAAGAGTTTTACTATAGAGGTAAAGATATGACTGGAGGTGAGAAACTTCACGCTTTAACAGACCTTGGTTTTTATACAACAGTTTTATCTGGATTATTCATATCCCTCGTGGGTCAAGATGATGAACGAGAAAAAGAAATTGAAATGTTAAAGACAAGGTACCCAAACACTTTTGACGACAATCAGGCTACTACGAAAAAAAATATTTCTTTTGGACTAGACTTAATACAAAGTGATTTACAAGGTTTAGGACCCGTTGGTGTTGTTGGGAATATGTTTTTAAACTCAGACGCTATTAATCCATTTGACTTTCATAGAGGTAAGCCTCAAAGTTTCAGTGAGCTACCTTTGACTTCTGCCGCAAAGAAAGTATATAATGCTATGGATGTAATGACTAACGCTAAAGGAGAAACTTATGAGGAAAAATATAACAGTTTAAGTGATTATGAAAAATATCAAGTAGATGCAGCTTATGGGGCTTTTGGTAAGTTCATGGAACGCATGGAAAAAGCAGGAAAAGGAGAAGTAAGTTTAATAGATTTTATAATGGAAAGAGATGAGGATTATGGGTTAACAAGAAGACGAATGGAAGAGATGGATGGGGATAAGATATTAGATTGGGTGTATTATATGTACACTGGTATAAGACCTCCTCAAGAAGCAATAGGTGGTAATGCAGGCACAGGCTCTACATATAAGAAGACAGAGAGTAAATCTACTTACGAAACAAAAAGTAATTATGATGAGGGAAGTACTTATGGTAATTAATCATGCAGCTCGGCGTGACATCTTGCACACAATACTATGCATTTGTTTATTTCATCCATTATAGTTTGCTTACCAAAACCTCTGTGAATTAAGTTACTCACTTCTGCTAGTTTGTCGTCATTTGGATGATGAAACTGTAAAGCTCTAACGCTAAATGAAGGGTGAGTTTCTTTAGAGTAACCGCATTTTGCACACTTTAATTTAGACTTATACTGAGCGGACCACACTCTATTAACTTCCCTGTAATGAGTTTTACCATGTTGATAACACTTTTTACATATATGTCTATAATATTTTTTACCTTTCTTAATACCTGCCGAGGGGAAGGATGTGGGAGGGAAGGACGCTGAACACTTCTTACACTTTCTTTTGTTCACACTCATAAGAGACAGAAGAGTTAATCTCTTTTAGTTTTAAAATAAGGGCCGAGATTTTACCCTGGGTAGTATAATACTCCTCATCTATTAACGATTCATAAATGTCGTCCGTTAGGTCGTTGATCTCCTTCATAACGAAGTTGACATGGTTAACCTTGTGAAATTTTACACCGGACTTTTTCATAAATCAATCAATCTTAACTAATGAATCTATATTTACTTTAAACACTTTTTGGTTACCTTCTTTAATATAAGAAACTAATGCATAGTTAGGTGTTAAAGTTTTAATATAGACTCTATTTCCGTTATGGGTTAGTCTACGTTTCATTAATTCATAATCAATTCCTTCTTCAAATGTAAACATAATTTTCGAATTTATTTTTAATTATCCTTTAAATAGATGTCAATTTCATCTAAACTCAAGTCTATAAGGGAATATTTAAGCCTAGGAGCATACTCCATCTCTGTTTCGTAATAAGGAGTGGTCTTGTGACCCATCCCTGTGTTTTTATCTACATGGTAATTGTAGGGCTCCCATATTATTCTATATCGTCTTACAGCTCCTGATGGTATGTTGTGACGCCTAGCCGTGGCGTATACACTTCTCCCTTTTAACATGTCTTTTATAACACTTAACTTCTCCTCTTCAGAAAGATAGTAAGGGATTCCAGCTGGAATTTTATTTTGTTTCATACCATAGATCTTACAGGGGTATCACTTAACTCCACTCTTTTTCCTTCTAATAATAAGTCTAGAAACTTATCAGACGATACAACCTTATAGTGGTCGACAATATACGAATTTTCCTTATTACTTTCAAAGTATATTTCTACAAATATCTGCTCACCATCAATATTGAATACATGCCCTAGGTTCCATACTTTATATCCGTCTGCATAATTAGCATAAAGAATATCTCTTGGAGACATAGGCTCCTGTTTAGATATATCATTGGTTATACGTTTTAATAAGTCTTCAAAATGTTTCCATTCGATAACCCCATGTATTGTCCCATCGTTTAATATTTCTATTAAATCATATGTTATTGTTATTTCTATTGCGCTCATTTCCTTTGTATATTTCTGTTTTACATCCATGTTTCTCTATCTCTTTTAATCGATACTCTTGTAGTTTAGATAACTTACCGGTTGGTGTTTTTATTTCTGAAAACAAAACATCCGCACCTGGTGGTATAGCTATTAAATCAGGAATACCGTTCTTGTTTGTTTTTATTAATTTAATTACATAGAACCCTTGTGATTCTAATTCTTTTATTCTCTTTGCTTGTATTTGTTGTTCGGTCATATAGCAAAGTCTTTCTTAAAGTGTTTTAATGTATAATCTTTTTTATTATTAACAGCCCTGTAGATTTTATCTTCGATACCTCCTTTAGAGAATACCCAATACACTTTATTATATGTTCTATCTTTGGTTGTCATTCGATCACGACTCTGCCAATAACTAGTAGCGCTAAAGTCTATGTTGTAATATACTAAATATTTAGCCTCCCTCAAAGATATACCTTCCCTACCACTCACAATTTGTAAAGCAATATTCTTACCGGTGGAGTTGAATTCTTCTAAGTCTGTGGTTAAGTTGTCTTCAAATACTTCTTTAAGTAGCCTGAGTTCAGCCTGAAACTTATAGAATATACCTATCTTTACATCCTTAAATTTTTCCGCAATAAACTTAGCCTTAGCCTTATCTATTATCATACTGTTTTTAGATTCAAATATTACTGTGCCAGAGTACATTTGATGCAGCTTCTGCATAACTTTAACACCTGTGTCTGCCAATATGACCTCCTCTTTACCTTCTATAACCTTATCTCGCTGTAGTTGTTTACATAGTTTGTAGGTGGTAGGATTCATATCTACGTATAATATCTCCTCATCAATAGATGAAGCAAACCCAGCTTCTTGCTGAGTAAAGGAAATAGTATAAGGTTTCATAGCGTCTATAACTAAGCTGCGTTTAGTGTATGAATAATCGGTTGTTGTTTGAATACCATACCTAATTGTTTTCTTATTGACATAATCATTAGCCCATCCGTAAAAGTTTTTATAAGATTTAAAAGGGTTGTTTTTATATCCGTATACCTGGTGATACATTTGAGAAAAACTTTCTGGTGTAGGTGTACCTGACATTAAAATCAACTTAGAACCCCATGTTCTTAGGTCTGCTTTTAGTCTCTTAGCCCTTGATGAAGGCTTCGGAAACGCACCTAATGAATGAGCCTCATCAGCTACAATAACATCAGGATGAAAATGTAAATCAATCTTATGGGAGCTTTCGTAGTTGATTACTTGTAAATCAAACCCAGGGTTTAACATTTTGTAGTCGTACTCAATACTTGATATCGCTTTCTTTTTAGTAAGGAACAATACACGATTAACGTTTAGTTTATCACAGATACCTAAAGCAGTAAGCGTCTTGCCTGTCCTAACCTCCATTGCTAAATACAGGAGTCCATGTTCTTGTATTATATCTGTTCCTTCATTTATTATTCTCGTTTGATAGTCTCTAAATTCCATTCTTTTTCTAATAATTTTCTCTCGTTAAATAATCTCTGACACCTTTCGTATAACTCTAATTCTTCATAGTGTTCAATTAATATAGTATATATATCTTCCTTATGGTCGTCACTTTTAAAACCGTTATAAGGATCGAATAAGAACATATGAACCCTATCGTCATCTTCTAGGATATCTTCTATTTCTTTGTTTCGTACCAACACTTGATAGGTGTTGTCTATTATTTCATCTAGGTGTTCGTAAAACCAGTGGTCGTCTAATTCCATAAGGCAGCTTGAGTTATAGGTTCCTTGAAAATAAAGTATATTCCTGTGTTGTCCCTACCTTGCTCCGCTTCTTTTTTAGTCATGTGTTTACACGCAATTTTAATCCACTTATTCCATTTACTATGAGATAGTTTACTATAGTCTGGGTTCTGTAAAACAAACTCAATCCTTACAGAGTTACTATTTATCTTGGTATCGTACGGAAATAACTCTTTATTTTCAGCTATAAAGGTAACGAATTCTCTGCAAGTCTCAGCCTCAAACTTCCTATCTTTAAGATTTTTAAACGGCGCTGATATCAATCCTTTACTTAAAAACAATTGCAAACACTTAACCATATAGTTATCGAAACTGCACCATTCATCTGAGTCCCAGTCATTAAAGAACAGCTTACCAAACTCATCTAAGGGAGTAAACTCTTTAGAGTAGTGAGCGTAAAATTCTAATTCCCACTTTCTTCTTTCATATGAATTACCCTTACCCTTTATGGCGTAGTTAGTGGTGATAACAACTTTAGGTGAGTCTTTGAAAGCTATCTTGATAGCGTCCTTGTTTTTCTTTTCCAAAGTAATACCCTCAGTAATTAAGCTAAACAACCTTTCAAACTCAAAGTTTTTCTTTACATCATCAAAGGTTAATATTTGAGTATCAACGGATACTAATTGGTAAGCAAAGGAGCGTTCAAATAAGAAAGCTTTACCATCTATGGTAACATTCTTTTTTAATTGAGATACTCCTTGAACAAATAAACCTTTGCCTGTTCCACCCTCAGGATCATCAGATATAACCTCATCATTTATAATTACAGCCGGGCAATACCCAGCATTCTTAAATCCATGTAGTAAAAAACCTATCGTACTTCTTACTGCTAAAATTCTATTTAAATTAGACTCACTAACGTTAGAAATAAACTTAGAATAATCACAGTCTATATCATCACATATTTCAAATTCCCTATCAATTATCTGGTCCTTCCAAACAAACCCTGGTAAGTTATCGTATTCAATTAAGTTTAAATTATTTTTAGTAACTTCCAGGGCTACGTTTTTGTAGTACAAGTATGAGTGGGTGGTGGTGTCGCTCATAAAATGTATTTGCTTGTAAGATAAAAGAGATAAGAAATCGTCTTTAAAATACTTAGTTCTTTCAGCAAAGTGGTTGTAAATAGATAAGTCTTCTAGGTTAATTAGGAAGTCTAGCACATGGTCTTTAATCCTGTCCTCGGTAGTAATATCAATTACATTAGAGGTTATAGAAATAAAAATGTAGTTCTCACTCCCTTCTGGTTTGTACTTATAAAAGCCAACCTTCTCTAGATATTCCTTAAACTTGAACGGTATTAAGCTGACCACTCCTCGTTCTGATTTTACCCAGAAGTCTGAGCTGCCTATCTTCTCTTCTTCGTTCTTTATAACTAGGTCTATAGTTTCGCCCTCGAACCCTTGTGTTTTGAGCTGAGAGCGTATCTCCTTTTTTGGCACACCTACTCGTAACTTTCTACTAACCTCCTCTCTAGCGCTTGTGTCTTCAAAGAAACGTGTGTTAAAGTTTGCTACATTAGCATATGCACTATTAATAGTGGTCTGCATTTCTGAAGAAGAAAACCCATTACCTATGTATTCGCTTAATACATAAACAGCTGATGTCTTATCTATGCCGAAATCATTTAAAGCAGAGGCTAAAATAAATATATTATTATTTCGTTGCCCCTCAATCATTCCGTATTTACTTTCCCACCATTTTTTTAATCGCTTGATTATAGTGTCGTGTTCAGTTAAAACAAACGTAGGTTGTGCTGATGTATACTCTAGCTGTTCATGACTTACAATCTCTAAGCTATCATAAACTTTGCTCTCTTTATTTATATAAATATCAGGGTCGTAACTTTCATAACAAACTCTAGATATATTTTTAGACGTTGGGTCAAACTCATCAATGTTGTAATAGTCTTGCAAAGACATAAAATACTTGACATGATTCTCAGGATCCTGCGGTATCTTAACTATAACCTTTAAACCATTGCCACTTGGTGAGGTAAAAACTGAATATGAATATTCATCACTAGTTAAAGTGTTGCGTGTTTTAAGTAAGTCTTTAGTAGATTTAAATCCATCAAAGTCTAAACAAATAAAACCGCTGTGTTGAAGTATTGACTTATCTTTTCTTTCACTAAACTCTCCGCTAAAACATACAGCTGGTAGCTGTTGCTTAATAAGGTTTCTTTTCTCCTTGTCTTCCTCTTTGCGAATTGTTTCAATTAAGCCCTTACTTTTCCCCTCTTTAATTCTATTTAATATAGGTCCTATATCACGATAGAAGGGAACAGATGTGTCTTTAATACTTTTAAATATAGTTACTCGCATATTCTAAAAAAGGGTGGCGAGCGTGTATTAATCAGATATCAAATCACAAACAACTATGTTTATAAAATGCCACCACCCTAAATTTTAAAAGTTAATTAAAACGGTAAGTCCTCAGCAGGAGGCATCGCTCCATTACTAGATGATACTTCCCCTTCTTTCTCAGCCACAGCAATCGCTCCGTCTGTCCATACTACCTTTCCGTTACCTATGTAGTTACGTTTCTTTTTAGCCTCCCTTTCTTCTTTTGTGGGGGTCTCGTACGTGCCTACGTTGTTACCGAATTTTGTCTCGTCATTTACTGCGGTTGTAACTAATAGTAATTTACCGTCTTTTAATCTAGACTTATCTACTTTAGTTAAGTCAATGTAATGATTAATAATTGTTGCCATAATTTAAAATTTATAGTGTTTGGTTAATAAAATATTGATTGATATCTTCGGGAGCATTCGCAACGAAAAACTTCTCGTAAACCTCAATCGCTCTGAATACTTTTTGTCTTCCGTATTCAAGGAAGTCTTCTGAACATTCAAATAATCCTGTCTTGCAACTGTTTTTCTCAACCACAATAAACTTTAATGGCCTATCAAAGAACTGACCATAAAGCCATGCTTGGCTGTCGTAATTATATTTGCGTGCAGAGTATTTAAAATCCTCTATTGATGAAGTTGTTTTGAGATCTATTAAGCAATCTGGCGCTACAATATCAGCCTTTCCTTTCCACAAATGACCTCCTATTTCTTTTATAATAGGTTGTTCAAATTTATTTTTAGGGGAATACATCATATCATAGAACACAAAATTCATTCTAATAGATTTAGCCATCTGAGACAACATATCTATCTCTTTGCTAAGCAACGCTTGCTTGCCAAACTCTTTATAGATTTTAGTATTTCTACTTGAGCAATCTACAATGTCGTATTCGCTTAGCTTTTGTGGCTCTAATAAATGTGTGTGGAAGTAACGACCTTGCAACATAGCGACTGTGGCGTCCTTTGTTTTTCTAAAGTCCTTAGGGTTCCCTAATAAAGAACCTATATCAGAATTAGATAAATAATTTCTACCAAAGTCACCATAGTAATGAGTGTCATCCTCTAATTTCTTGATGTCCTTCTTGGTGAAAGCTGCAGCCATAGGCTTAGTATTAAGTTCGTCTAAAATCATACCGCTACATATTTATTTAATTCTTCCTGAACTGTTGGTGCTATCTTATATTTCTGAGATAAAGAATCAATTATCTTATTCATTCCCATCTTTTTGTTTTCAATAACCCAATTCAAAACCTTCTCCCAATTATCATCCTCAATCTCTAACTTCTTTATAACTCTCTTAACTACCGGTGCGGTGTCGATTAAATCTTCACCTGCATATACTGACAGTCCTAATCCATGTAAAGCTAATGCTTTAACTGTTGATCGCTGTATAGAAGTATTAACATCGAAGCTTGTTATTTGGTCTAGCTTTATAGACTTTGGCCTACCAGCTGTATTCATAATTGGCAAGTAATCAATGTACTCTACACCATTTATCTCTACACCTACTTTAACCCAAGCTGTATGTCCATCAGTAAAGTAATTCATACCTTCTGTTGTTTCGTATACTATTCTTCTTAAGGTTGGATAATGTTTCTTAGCAAATGCCCAAGCGTGTGCCCAGGATAAGTAAGATAGTTGTCCTTTCTTTTCTACTTTCTCTGCTACTTTGACAGCAGAAAGCGTGTCAAATACTGACTTTGTTGTTGTTCCCATATATATTTATTTTATGATTATTATTTCCATCTACTTATAAACTCAGCCAACGAGTTATCCGTAGATAGTTTATCTTGAATTTGCTTTACTCCGTATAAAATTGTGGAGTTGGCCGCATTGTAACCATTAGTCTTCATACATCTCGATATTGTAGCTAACTTATACCCATTCTCTTTAAGTATATAGTAAATTATGTATCGTGATTGTGTGATGTGGTTGTCTTTAGTTTTTTGAAATAATTCTGAAGGCTCAGTTCTAGTTATATTAGATACTGCTTCTACTACTTCATCAAACAAATCGTAGTCTACTATCATTTTATTATATTTTAAGTAATCCTCTTCTGTGGGGGGATATCTTGTGTCTGCCCATATTTCCTTAGTTCTCTGCATAGGTTTAATATTTATTCAAATGTATTATAATTTATTATCAATTCCAAATATTTTATTTATATTTTTTCCTAGGTCTGAATAGTTCGGGCATTCCTTACATAAGCCTGTGATTTCATTGACTAATTGTATAATACCTACCGCCATCATCTTCTCACTACCTGTGCCGCTGTTGAGTTTTTTATGTGCTTTATTAACTAAATCTGTTATCTTTTTATTAACTTTATCTGTTTGGTCTTCACATTTTTCTTCAACAGTCTTAGGTTTGTAATACTCCTTTGTTTGCCTAAGTTCATTAAGTGTACGTTTCTTCATAGTGTTTAAATTATCCTTCCCTCATCAATGATGAGTGTGAACAAGGTAATTATTTTTATTCATTTAGACAAATCCATATTACTTAGGATATGTGATATAACGTCTATTGTCCATCCATTGCCTAGCATTTTATATCGCTGACTATTAGATACGTGGTTGGTATAGTTATCAGGCACGGTTTGTAACCTCTCACATTCAAGTGGTGTTAACTTCCTGTAGTGATAACCATCCACCACGTTAGGATTTTCTTCATCCGATTGTTTAGTTGGTACCATAGTTCTCTGTTTACGTTCTATCGAATTCCAAGCTACAGCTCCTCCATAGCTCGCTGTTAATGAATACGCTTTACCGGTCTTAGTCGCTGACTTATTCTCAAACACCATATAGTCGTAGTTGGCAGCTGTTAGGCAGTTAGATTTATCCTTCATGTTTCTACCTCTACGTGTCTTACTATTAGGAAATGTAAAGTCGAAGCAGTCGCCCTCCTGGATTTCAGTATACCCTTTCTTTGTCGCTTCTTTGACTATTAACACTTTAGGCTCTCTATTACCTCCCGTACATGTATTGACTGTCGGTGACTTAGCTTTGCTACCATACACTCTTTTTAATGATGCATGCCCATTGATGTCGTCTGCGTCCGCAACATGATGACATACAGCATTAACATCAAAATCTCTAGGTGTAGCTGGCCTAATACCGGTCATTGCTTGATTACCAAAACCTTTATAATCTCTAGCTAATAAACAATGTGACTTATCTATATTAGACTTAGTAGCTTTCTTTCCTTGGTTAGCTACCATATCAGCAACTTCGTTAGGTGATAGTAATATATCCCTTAACACTATACCTTTGTCTTTAGGTTGTGTAACATTAGGAATGTTAGTCCAATATAATCTTCGTCTATTCTGAGCTGATAGTAGTGAGGAGTTAATGTCTATAGGTTCTACACCCATTTCTTTAGTTATAATATCCTTATACTCTTTCTTCATATTCACGTTCTCTAATAAAAAGTATTTAGGTTTTAACTCTCTTACTAATCTAACAAACTCAAAGAATAACTTACTACGTGGATCGTCAAAGTTAAGTTGCTTACCTGCGAAACTAAAACCTTGACATGGTGAACCAGCAAGTATAAGGTCTATCTTCTCGTCTCCAAAATCATCAGCCTTAATCTGTGTTACATCTCCAATTTGTATTGTGTTAGGATAGTTGGCTTGCGTTACTTTAATCGCATACTTATCTATCTCACTTGCGTAATAGGTATCGTACTCAATACCCAATCGGTTGAGGGCAAGCTGACCGCAGCTCATCCCATCAAATAAACTTAGTACATTCATGTTATATTTCTTTTATAATTCTCATAGCCTTAGCTAATAACCAAGTCCCACCTTGAGACTTTGGCCTATCTTCGTAGGTAAAATCATCTACCTCTACTTCTACCCATACTCTACCTTTAGTTCCTAAATGTGGCGCCTCCGGTTTTAGAGTACAATGCCACCCAGGTCTGAACGCAAAGCCTTTTGTGTTATGTTCTTCTGCTTCCATCCATACCCCAAGTGGTAGTCTATTTCTCTTGTTTATAAATAAGGACGACAAGCTGCCATCCTTCATCTTTCTTACTAATTTGTATGCTTTCATATGTCGTGTATAAATTTAATTAAATCAGCATGAGCTCTAAGTACTTTCTTCTTGCCGTACTCATGCCACTTACATTGTCTTAAAGCTCGCTCCACTACAGTTAAGTCGTGTACGGCTTGTAGTATTTCTTCTTCTCTAGTAGTCATAAAAGTATCCTTGATATTCGCAATCTTTTGGTTTATTGTCAATCCATTGCCAGTTGTTAGCTTCAGTAAGATTAGGAAACTTAGCTTCATCAGCATAATCGCCAAAGGCTATTTCGATTCCTATATCTCGCAAAGGTAATTCATTTCCAGGTTCTAACCTCATGTCATTGGTTAATTTTGAAAATAATCCCTGTGATCGTATCTCTTCAATTATATGCGGATTCATCATGGCTACTAAAACATAATAATCCATCCCTCCAAATACACCGTATCCTTCATACGCATGTTCTCTCCAATGATTACCTTGATTGTCTGTCATTGTAACCGACATGTGTTTTCTACCCCCTGGGTTGCCCGCTATTGCTATACTTTTCTTTGTGTCTTGTGTTATCCAACTAAATACTCCCATAATTTCTATTTGTTATATTGGTTTATAAATTCTACTACTGCTTGGTATGTTGCATCTATTTTGTTATCTCCATTCATTTCAATAATAACATCCATTGATTCTCCATCAAGTATGTAAACAAAATTTTGTTCTATTCTGAAATTATATAAATGCCCTCTCATCGAATCTCCATC